TTATATAGGAACATTAACTAAATAATCTTTCTTTGTTACGGTTTTACATTGCAAAGAAAGGAACACCGCATCATCCTCTCTTTTTACATCCATAAGTTCCACAGAATCCCATCTCGAATCTCTTTGGAACATATTCATAACGTTCTTAAAAATAGACGGATATTGAATGGCATTTACCGTTGTACCGATAAACTCATTTGCAATACCATAATCCTTAAATTCAGGTATTGCACCTTTTTGTGCTGACAAAATAGCATCAAGAGCTTGCCGTATAGCATCATCTCCTACCACTATCTTCAAATCGTCATTTTCAAACACAAAATTAAGGTCAATATCCCGTCCCAATATATTGTTGCCTACCAATACGTCTACTACCGTGTCAAGATAGTTGTTGCCGATATTTTTAAGATTGACATAAAAAATACCTCCACCATCAGTAAAAGAATAATCCGTTTCCTCTATATATTGGGGAATTGTGATATTCATCCAATCATCTTCCGGATTTTCACTATTAAGCTGTCTTGCCACATCTTCAAATCGCTCTCCCGTTCTCAAATGTTTTTCAAGCTGCAAAGTATTGTTTCTCTCCAAAGAAGAACTACGGAGCCACCTTGCAGAACTCTTTATAGTAGAAAGTTTGGTTTGCGTTTCTGTAAAGTTATCCAATATCTCCCACATGGAAATATCGTCCAAATTATTCTCATGTAAGATAAATAGAGGTTCAATCGTTTCAGATTCTCTTACTAACTCAACCAAACGCAAAAAAGAATCCTTATCAAGCTCACCACCGTTACTATAATAGTCAGCAATCAAAGGATAATCGTTGGTACAAAAATCCACGAACTTCTGAAAGTAGGATTTTATATCGTACCCGGTTATTCTGAAAAATTTATCGAACATATCTTCAACCATTGCCCAATAATCCTTTTGAAAGTGAACTTGCAAACTCATTTATCCCCTTTTGTATAACATTAGAGGAACACATGGATACAAGGGAACTCTTTGCTCCTTTCGTTGCGGAAACAGCCTCCAAAGGAGCTATAACCGTCATTTCAAGGTTATATTCCCATATCATATTTTTAGAAACATTCTGGCTGAACGTTACCCCTCTTGGTGGGATAGTAACCAAATAGCTTTCTCCTAACGCCATATTATAAAAATACAACTTCATAGGAAACCCCAATTCATCCACCCCGTTACTTTTGTCTATAATAGACTGCAATATCTTAATACAACCATATCCGGTTTTTATACCGGCATTAAAAGAAGGCATTGTAAGTGAGCTTGTACTTTTTCCTTGCAATTGGTAAAGATAGCGTTTTCCTGCTGCTATACTGAAAGCCGCACCGGTTAAAGAAACACTATCGGAACCGGATAAAAGAATCTTGAATGTCCGTCCAAAATTCCCCTTTATGGATATGGATTGCGGCATAAATACCGGAGAAGTCAAGACAGTAACACCACCTGCCGTATTAACCACAGTTGTTCTTTTCGGCTCGCTCTTGTCAATACTTTCCGGGCTAATAGGAAAAGTGAAGACATCAATCGTATTATCCTTAGAATCTGCCAATTCCAAAGAGCACATGTACACCTCAAAATCATTCGGGAATTGCGTTGCCATCATGGAACGTCCCAAATTTTTAAGCGTTGATTTTGCTGTCTTTACTACTGAATCCAAAACTGCCACGGCTATAAGTGTTTAAATTATTCTCAAAAGTACAAACTTTTTTCATAACACACTATCCCTGTGTTATTTTTTCATTCTCATAATCAGAAGCGTTAAAAGATTGTGCCGATTGAGCCGTACCAACTATTCCAGTGGTTGATCCCGTTTGTGCTGTAGCTGAACCGGCTGTAGACACAGGATGAGAATGACTATTGTATATACTTACAAAAGAATTGAAAGACTGTACAAACGCATTCAACTTACTTGTAAGATTATCCAATTCCACCAATCCTTTCAGTCCTCCACCATTGAACTCAATTATATCATTGTTCATTTTGAGTGTAGAGGCTCCTGTTTTCAAATCCAACTGTTCTTTGGTTATTGTACTTTGTACATCATCCCCAATTTTAACCGACACACCTGTATCGTCTACCTGTAAGGATTGTTCAAGTTCTTCTGTTTTCCAATGAAAAGAAACCTTTTCCAAATCCATAGAAACACGTCTTTCTTCTTCCTCCGGTTTTTCAGGATTGACAATCTTGGCTTCCATTTGGGTATAACTCTTTACAGAAATCATTTCACCGCCCGTCACATTCACTTTACCGGTAGATTCAATATTCACCTCCGATTCAGAGGAACCGGTTGCTTTCACATTTACAGAAGCCTTTTCGGGGGAATTGATAGAAACAGAAATTGTGTTGTCGGTAGGGTCAACCATCAAAGAGGCTGTCACATTTCCTATTGTTTTTCTGAACCGGAAGGTATTCTCTTTCCACATAGGAGATTGATCGTTTCTACAATAGCTTCCTACTACAATAGGAACACCGTCATACGGATTAGTGGCTATTACCACCGCCGATCCTTGTTCGTTTTCTTTTGAAGGAAACTCTATATTCGCCAGCACTTCATTTGTGATATATATATCCCTAAAAAAAACACCGCCATTTCCCATAACAGAAACACGCCCGGTACGAAAGCAAGTCTCTACATACAAATCCCTGTCCACTCCGTTAGGAATGACTATAAACCCGAATGAAATAGGTTCAGAAGAACCGTTTAATTTTCTTACCTTTCCCCCTGCCATAATTAACTAAACATTTTTCTATTAAGGAAATAATCAAACTGATCTTTATCTACTTTAGGCATGACAAGCGTTGTTATTTTATCCGCTTCTGCTTGCTTTGCTGCATTTCTTATTTCCGTCAAATCAATCAATTTGAAATAATCCGGTTTAACATCTTTGCTTTCTTCTCCGGCATTGTCCTGCCGGTTCTTTACATTCGAAAAAGAGTTAGAAAGAATCGGCATATACATACCTCTTTCTACTTGTAAAATTGTTTGTCTTTGCAAGTTACCGTCCAAAAACGAAACATTGTTTACAACCGAGGAAACATAGAAAAACTCGTTTGTCGGCTCAAAATAAATAAACGTCCCGACCTTTATTCTTCTGTCCCCATTAATCGTAATAGTCCCTGTCCTTGTAAACGGCAAATAAGCCGTTGATTCCATAATGTAAATCAAATCGTTTGTTGCAGCCGCCTGAAAGTTTGCAAGAGATCGAGTCGCCTCCGTCCCTTCCAAATCCTTGTAATTCAAATATTGATCCGTAAAAGACATTTTCTTGTTCCCAAACACCTCTGCATACTCATTCAAATACACAATAGGAACAAAGGCAAGACTTGTTGTATTTGTCTGTCCGGCATGATTACTCATAACTTTTAGCTGATACCAAGAATAACTTCTCGTATCATAAGACAAATCATATCCGTATGTATTTTCAGTCTTAACTGTGATGTACTGCCCGTTCTTATATGCACCCAAAATAGCATCTTTGTTGAATGGTGGTTGTCTTACAACAAGATCTATCGTGTTGACGTAAGTATCAAAATAAAACTCGACCAAAGGAAATTGACAAACTCTGTTCATGTATTCCAAAAGTGTACCGTTCGGATTGGCAATAGAAGAATCTATGAGCACTCTTTTTTCAAGCACATCTTCCACAAACACTTTGAATATTTGCCAAATACCGTTTACCGACTGTTTTTCGTCTACACCTATATCATAACTTTCCGTTCTTTTATCTTGCCATGAATCAAACACACTATTCTTCGCTATCCCTATGTTTGACATCACATTCACAATAAACCAAATACATTCCCGAATAGGCTTCATTTGATAAGACCACAAAAGATTGGAAAATGCACCGGTAAGGACATTTCTTTTAAACCAAATGCTATCTTCGCTCATTTCATACCAATGAGAAAATGTATCGGTTGCGTTCAGCAAAGGAATAAAATAGCAACCATCATCCGAAAACAGTTTGTTTATATCCCGTCCTTCTATTGTAATGGATTTTACATTTCCTTGTGCTTCGTAAGATGTGGTGCAGGTATCTACAAACCCTATCATATCCCAAATATTGTCCTTTGCTACTTTAGAAACAGGAATTTCCAAGTCAACCCGCTTGCCAAAATCCACATCCCCTTTATTGTTTTCTTTTTGCAAACGCTCAAACCGTATAAAAACAATATCATTGTTTTGTATAAATTTCTCTTGGAAAGACTTGACTTGTGCGCCAGTATTAGAAACTGTGTTGAATTGCTCCAAAACAGAATCCCCAAATTTAAATGAGCTTCCATTAAAATAGAAAGGTGCTAACAAAATACTGAACTCTCCTGTTTGCTTGGATTTAGTTGTAACCGTCTGTAACACATAAGGAGATAGGTCGATCACTTTGTCAATTGATTTTATGTACATCCATACCCGGATGTTCATAGATATTATTTTAGCGTTTATCCCGGTTCCTTCCAATGCAGAAGTTACATTTGTATCAGGCAAATATTCAGAATCACTTATCAGTTCTTCGTAATTTTCTCCCCAATATGCTTTAAAACTTCCCTGTGAAACAAACTGCCCTTCTTTTGCAGCTTTCACAAGAGAAATAGGTGTATCTCCTTTAGGACACCACAAAACCGTTCCCTGCTTTATATAAGGCAACGTGCCAGAATCATAATCACTTTTGTATTTGACTTGTTCTTCCTTATCGTACGTTCCCCAGATGATATCCAGATTTGAGATACCCTTACCGTTTTCAACCTTCATCAATTCAGAAGGTGTAAATTTCTTTTTCCCGGACGGAAGAATTTTTTGCCAATAGTTTATAAAGTCCTCTGGTTTTGCTTGCTGATAGCTTTCCAAAGGATAAATAGGTGGATTCTTTAGTTCTTTGTTTTTTTCTTCTGTTGCCATGTTTTATTCCTCCGCCGATCTACCACTAAAATATTGATATGCTTGCACTAAACCTTTCCAAATAAGGAATGGATTGCTAGAAGTAGAGTAAGTTTGTCTCAATACATCTTGATTCTCCCCTTTCATAGGATTCATAAGAGAATCTACTACAGTATCCCGAACCGATTTAGCTATTTCTTCTGCCGGTTGATTCAATTTATTGTACAAAGCGTTTAGAGCATTCAAAATTTTACCCAATCTATCTATATTTGTTTCTCCGATACCAATCATTCTATTCTCATAAGCCGACATCATTCTTTCACCGGCTGTAACAGTTCTTTCGGCAGCAGTAGGTTCATATCTATTTGTCGGATCGTTACGTTGCTGTAAGGCTTGTTCCGCTTGACGAACCGTTTCAAATATCTTCTCATAATCAAAATTACCACCTGCCGTAAGTTTATTAACATCTGTCCATGTAAGATTTGTGAAAGCTCCCTTCATAAGATTACGCATCATTTCAAGGCTTCCGCCTGAATATTGCTGTAAAATCTGCAAAAATTGTTTCATGATATCCGGGTCTTTCGTCAAATCGTCCATTTTTGCAAACGCTTCCGAAGGTGTTCTGGCTCCTGTTGCCTGTTGTACCGCTCTAAGGAGTAAGGTTTGCGTTACTTCATCCTGTGAAATACCCTTACCCATAAAAGCCTCTTGAACCCGTTCAAGTTGTCTACCTTCCATTCCTGTTTGTAAACGAACAGCACGCATAATAGCAGCTATGTTTGCCGCATCTATCTCACCTGTTCGAGAAAGAATATCATCCGCAGACCGAATAAAAGTAGTCATGCTTTCATCCATAGTAGAAGCAATTTCACTAAGCGGAATTTGAAGTTGCTTCATAGTTTGTTCAAAAGATCGGATAATAGCAGATGAAGAAGCTGTTTGTCCTTCTTCTGTACGAGCGAAACGCATTGCTCCTTGCATTCCCATTACCGACTGATCGCTAAGCCCGTATAAACGCTGTACAGCCATCAAACTTTGTGTTTCCGGTACAGGTGCTACAGTTGCTTCTTTTCCGCCGGCGGCACGAATAAGTTCAGCACGTCTTTGAATGTATTCACCTACATTCATTCCCAAAGCAGAAGAAGCGTAGCTACCCTCTCTGAAAGCCGTAGCCATAGATTGTCCGGCAGTTGTTCCCATTGTTTGAGAATAGGCTATAGTTCTTTTTTGAGCTTCCATAGCTTTTTCTACAGAAGTCGTAAAAATGCCAGCAGCCACATTTGCAATAGCCGTTGTAACTCCGCCTAAAAATCCTCCCACACCGGGAATTAAAGAAAGCCCTTCCCCTAAAATTCCGCCTAAAGAAGAAATAATCCCGCCACCCATAGCAGCCGGACTTTGGAAAGTAGCTCCTACACCGGAAATAACCCTTGTGGCGATATTAGTAGCAGTGCTTCTATCGCTACCCCTTTCCACATTTTCTTGCCTTTCCCTTGTAATAGTGGTTGGCTCTCTATCTACCGGTGTCGGAGTAGGAACCGGAATAGGCTGTATTCCTGAACCTCTGCCAGATGTACCCCTTCCATTGTACAAAGTTTCATCTATAGAAAAAATACCTTCCTGTATGGCTTCTAAAGCTCTTGTACCAGCTTGTACCTGTTGAAGTATTTGCCCGGCTATACCGGAAATATCACCATTCCCAGAGGCAATCGCTTCCACTACAGAAGCAAAACCTTCTTTATTAACGCCCAAAAGTGCATTCAAATCTATAGCCCTTGCACCACCGGTTTGATAAACATCAAGTTGTCCTCTAAGACTATCTATTTCGTCTTGCTTCGTTCTTCTCTTTCTTCGAGTAGGGGTTGGTTGTTCTGCTTCCCCTTCTTCCGGTTGTGGGGTTGGTTGAGTGGGACGAACAGGAGAAACGGGTTGTCTTCCTCTTTCGGAATTTTGTCGTCCCAAAAGATTCAATTGTTCCCTAAGCTGATTGATAGCATCATTTTGCTGACGAAGAATATTGTCGTTGTTTTCAACGATCCTTCGCTGAATGCTTTCCATTTCCCCACCTATAGCCCTAAGCTGAGAAGTGTCTACCGAAACTCTAAGTCTTTTCTCCGTGTTCGCCATCCTGTTTATTCTCTTTTGCTTTCTGTTCGAACTCGATCATCTTAAACATCTGATCTTCGTAGAAAGCAGTATCTTGTTCCGAAATTTCACCTTCCGGTGCTTTTAGCCAATCTCCAATATTAGGAATATATTCTTGTTTTTCTTTTTCCTCTTTTTCTTGTTGCAGTTCATAAAAAACTTTGTCTTCTTCAAATTCCATAAGTTCTGCAAAAAAATCACATTTCTTATGTTCTTCTGAAAGAAACGGGATTTTATGTTTATTCCTATACCATCTATCAATAGGAAACATATTGTCCCATCTTACGACAAAATTTTTATATTCTTCCCGATTCATCAGTCTACAGATGAAAGGATTTTTTCGGCTTCTTTCAAGAACGGGAATACGTCTTGCATATAAATATCACAAATTTCTTTGTAATCTTTCAGTCCCAGTTCAGAGAAACTTTTTACTTTCAAGTCAGACATCAATTGCGGACACAAAACAGAAATAGCAGCTTCCACATCTATCATGTCCAAAGCACGCTGTGCTGAAATAGTTGGGTTACCGATCATAGAGTTGTAGCTTCCTTTACCCAATCTCTGTTTATTTACCTCAATTTGGTAATACTGTCCGACATTCGGGAAACTGATCTCATACTTTCTTCCTTTCACTGTAATCTCTTTAGATTCCATACTATATGAGGTACTTATATACTCCTTTACACCAAAAGTATATTTTCACGCTTCATAGGGACATTGTTGAAAGCATTAACACGTAATAATTTCTAAAGAGGTCTCTCCACGTGCTTAAATTCCCGGTGCACCACCGGTATCGTTAGTAAAATTGATGATTAGCACAAACTGGTGTAAAGTTGTGTTTAATCACCTATTTTTAATTAATTGATATACGCAAAGATATATATAAAACAGAGAAAAGCGGAATTTTCATTCCGCTTTCTGAAAAAAATTACTCATTCCCTTTCTCTTTATTTGATTCAAAAGAAGTCCTTATGATTTTGCTCATAGAAGAATCAAATTCATCACAAATTTCTTCTTTTGAATTTTCTTCAAATTCTGTCTGCAATTGAATAGGAGGAGTTTTATATTTCAATTGGAATAGATCATCAAATTGTTCTTTTGTTTGAGAAACAGACATCAATGTTGTAACTTCTATGATCTGCTTCTTCAAATGTTCTCTCCCTATTTCTGGCGTCAAAGATTGATGCCACTTATATTTCCAATTCCCCTTTGAAGTCTTGCCCGTTTTTTCTTTTATTTTATCTACAACACCCTGCGGAAGTAGTTCATAGATATATTTATTTGTTAGTTTTCCAATAAAAGAAGGCTTGTTTCTAATATATTTAGGAATAAATGGCAACCCCCATAAACGATATATATTTTTATAAAAATCATCTGTAAAAGTAAGCTGCCATTTCAATATTTCGTCCGATATATAGGCATTAAGGATTTTTTGAAGCTCAAACCTCTCTCTATCGTATTGATAACCTGTTGCTTCATCTACCAAAGATATAATTCCAACCTTGGCAAAAGACCGAACCAAAATTTCACATTGATCTGCAATTATTTTTTGCCTGTCATTTAATTCAATACTTTTTCTTGCTTCCAAAAAAGCATCACAAATATCAACCAAAACTGTAGCCTCATACCCATTAACCCTTTTGTTTCCATCATAGCATTCTATAGGCTCAAGGTGGACCAATGATAAATGATTGGAAATAAAAGGGTTAAGTGTTTTCTGTCCTAAATATCTTAATATCCTGTGGCCCGATGTTTTTTTATCATCTACCATTTTTAACGCTTCTTGCATTCCCCTTCCAGACAACACTCTTATTCCATTTTCCAGCACATAGCAAGGGATTGAAAAATCACCTAATTTCAATTCTCCTTTACACTCAATCTTATTGATCATATCATTTACAATTTGAATTAGTTAAACAAAATTTTATTCGTCTCATCATCTCCCAAGCTGTTTTTTGAGTTACTTCCAATTTTCTGCCCATTTCAACAGAATTTATTGTATCATCATACAAAACCAGCCATAAAGCCTTAAACCACTTTATAAGTGGAATTGATGTCTTAAAAAAGATAGTTTTCGTTTTTACATCAAAAGCCTTATTTGTATCACAACAAATATACTCATTACCACGAAGCCTAACTTTAGATTCTCTACTATAAGGAGAAATAGGATAAGAATCTTCCCATCTAAGGGCTTCCAAAAATCTTATACAACTTTCTTCTGTAGGGAAAGCAGCATCAAGATCATCTAAACTTTTAAATCTACTACTCATAATAAATTGAATTTTTAATACACACCACAAAGATAGTAAAAATTATAATCCAAACAAATATAATAATAATAATTTCTAAAAACAAAAGGTGGGTATTTGCCCACCTTCCTTTATTATGAATAATAAGATTGAATGTAATTGCTTCACAGCAACGAAGCAAATATAGCAACTTATTTTATTCTTACAAAATCAATCCATAACCTTTATATTAACAAATTTTACAACTTATATTGTTAAATGTAGTTAATATTCAGCAGTTACAATCGGGTTAAGATAACGTATGTTAACATTAAAACTTGAAACGGATTGCTCTTGCAACTGCCAATTCTGATTCTCAATGAAACAAGGTGTCAAAAGAGCAATTGTCTGTCCTGTCGGATCAACACTTGTTACCATCTTACGAGCATCGTCAAAGTTCTGTACCAATTTCTTATAGATCATGATAGAGAACCCTTGTTCTGCAAACGTAAGGGTATCCAAAACCTCCTGCAAAGTTCCCAGACGGTGAATCATCGCTTCCACCACCGGAGCCTTGAAAGACAAAAAGAACTGATCTACCGTTGCCGAACATCTATAAGAAACCGGCGGGATTTCCTGAATAGGCAAACTTCCCAATCCCTGTACATCCACACGGTTGATTTGTTCTTGTACAGTTATATTTCTAACAAAACCGGCTGTTTCGTTACCGATCTTGATATATGCCATAGGTGCACTGAATGTCTGCATAATATCTATGTTTTAGAATTATTATCCACGAATTAAGAAGCCTGTGAAGAACAACTTGTTGATTTCATTGTTAACAACGATCTTGTAAGTAACAAACCAAGCATCTTCCTGTCTTGTTACGACAACATCCTTGAAAGAAAGAAGCAAGTTGTCCTGAGCTTCCGTTGCTACTCTTGACTGCAAATAAGCAACCGTCCAGTCCTTCACCGCGCCAGCAGACAAAGTATTGACATTTACACCATTTTCCTGCCCAAGCAGATCAATAGAAGCATTTACAACCAATTCCTTGTTGATTTGAGCAACGATACGCATAAACTGAATGCTGTGGCTCTGTCCGTTTGAATTGAACAACACTTTGTTGTCCTGTAAAGTGTTTACACCTTGTAATACGACAAAGTTGTTCGTATAGTCATTGTAAACCGTCACAAGCATACCGGCATTCAAAGCCTTAGTTTTTTCCGTATCATTCAAAGTGTGCTTCAACTTGTCGATACCGATTGTCTTGTTTGTAACCGGGATATAAGGCGGTTTTCCTGCCGTTCTACCCAAAATACAACACAAGTTATACATTACTCCCCACCAGCGTGTTTTGATACCTGTAATACCGGAAGTCATACCTGCACCGCCATGTACCAACTGAACCAGCTCACTGTTGAATCCTTTCGCCAAATCAAGTGATTTAGAAAAATTGGCAGCATCGTCATAACCTCCCACAAACAAGAAGTGAGTGTACTTAGCTTGACTATTCATGTGGGAAATGTACTGGCTCTGCAATGCAGAGTTTGCGTTATCGCCAAACTGATCCATAAGAGCAAAACTGTAGTCCAAACCTGTAATTGCTTCCATAACTTTCGCCATGTTGTCAGTATTGTAAGTTTCAGTACCACCCTTTGCCAAGAAATAGGATTTACCAGCCAGTGCAGTAGTAACATCATTTTGGGATACTGTTCCTTCTCCTTGCTCTTCCGCGTTTTCTGTCAGAACAAACAGATTGGCAAAATTAGAATCGGATTTAGCCCATTCAAGCAAAGTTCCAATATTGTCAAATTCCGGTGACTGCAATACCAATGTAGGTGCTGCTTGATCTTCCGGCGTTTCTCCAATAGGGTAACCATCTTCTGCATATCCTGTGAAAGAACCGACATAGAATTTCATGATCCATTTTGCCGGATCGTCTACGCCTTTCACAATGGATACACCATAACCGGTAATCAAATTACCAGCTTCGGAAAGTTTGCCATTTGCTCCCAAACCTTCATCCAGTGTCTTTACTTCAAACGTGCCACCTGCTGTAGTAGCAAAAGTAATAGTTGCAGAAGTAGTCTTAGCTGCCCTTACATACAAAAGTTGAGAGATACCTGTAGAAGCCGGGTTTGTATAATCCGGTGTAAAAAGGCCTTCTGCAATCTTCCAGAACATGCCTCCCTTTACAAAAGAACGGAACTCTGCAAGGGTGTCAAACGTATAGACAGAATCCAATCCTTGAAAGTTTTCTCCATCTATACCAGAACCACCACCCCAATTTGTACCATAAACGCCGGAGTCAATAATGAGAACTTTCCCATAGTCCAGTGTACGAGAAGGACTTGTTTCCGAGGTCGTAATTCTTGAATAAACACCCGGCAACGTAATTTGCTTATTATTGAAAATAAAAGATGTGGCCATAATTTATTAATTATCAATTGTTTGTATCGAATTTATGTAACTTTATTTTATTTATCCTCTCCAAATAGTCGGAAGGTAATGTTGATCTCTTTTCCATATTTTCATACTCCCACAATGGTTGAAGATTCAAATAATGGTTAGCAATAGACATACCTTCTTCTATATTGTCTCTATATTCTTGACAAAAATAAGACAAAGGTATGATATGGTCAATATTCCACTTCCCCTTTCCATTGCCTCTATTCTCCCAAGTCATACCATCTTTAAATTGAAACTCAATATGAATAATTAAGTCGGGAATAGAGCAACCAAGAAAATCAAGATTTCTTTTCCATCCGTACAAGAAATATTCTCGAACAGAATCTCTTAATTTTTTCAAATATTTCTGCTTCGTTTTAAAAACAATATCTGTTTCTAATTTATTTTGTTTCCATTGTTTCAAACGCCCACTAAGCCTATATTCTATATGCTGTTGCTTATAATAATCCTTTTTGTCTTTATAAGTATCTTTTGCTTGCTTTGAACGGCATTCCTTACAAACACAGTCAAATCCCGTACTCGACGTTCTATGGACATAAAACTTACTTCTTTCCTTTTCTTCCCCACAAACAGAGCATACTATCTTGCCTTCATAAGAAAGTTCTCTGTTTCTTTCTCTATTTTTATCTCTACTTTCAGCAGCACTTTTGTTAGCGCATTCCTTACAATACCCAGATCGTCCGTCTACATGAGTTTTGCTTTTTCCAAAATTATCAATAGAAAGCTCTCTACCACAACAAGAACAAACTTTAAACTCTTTAACTACCCTTTCTTCTAAAGGAATATTTTTTATGACAGACAATCTTTTGCTTTTCTTCAAGTCAGCACATTTCTTACAATAGCAATTCAACCCATCCGGTTGGTTCTTTTTCTTATAGAACTCACTGATAGGCAATTCTTGTCGGCAACAAGAACAAACTTTTGTCCCTTTTTGAAAGTCTGCTTTCATATTGTACCAAAATTACACCTTCAAAGGTAATCATTTTTCAATCAACGAACTATCTGAATCCCACAATTTCTGATTCTACACCCGGAAGTCCGTCAATAGAAGTCGGGTCACCAAGCGCAACGCTGTCCACTTGATTCACCTTTCCAAAGATGATCTTTCCAAGTAAAGACGTATCCACCAATCCCGGTACTATTTCTTCTGACGATAAATCAAGTCCGATAGAACGAATGAAAATAGGTGTCGGCATCAGATTGTTTTGCATCATAAGCTCCTTCATGGTAAATTCTATTTTAAGGAACTGTGAAGCTAAAGTATCCCAAGAGCCAAGTAGTAATGCGTACAGAATCTCTGACATCAGGATTGATTCATTCATGTTTACAGAAAAGCACATGATTTCCAATCCGTACTGTCTTGTGTCCCTGTACATAGGAACGCCACCCATAAAAGATTCTATTTTACCTATGGAATTGGCAATGCCACCTGTTTTCCCGGGTTCACGAATAATGTATGCCGGCAGCCCTGTTTTATCTTTCGGATATTCCAAAGCTACCTTTATGTTGTTCGGATTTGTTTCCTTTCTTAGAAAGATATTTTTTGCCTGTTCATAGTAGTTGAAAGAGCCGTCCTGTGTATCTCCCAACACTTTGTACAAGAAAGAATCCTTTTCGTTTTCCTTGCTTTCAAAGTCCGTTTGTACGTATTCCAAACAGGCTTCCACTATCTTTTTTATTTTGACTATCTGTAGCATCGTTACATCGCATTTAAAAATTCGTCAATCACCCTATCCGCAACAGCATCTATCTTTGCTTGTTCAAGAGCTTTGTTCATAAGTTTATATGGAACAATACCGCCATTCCACCAACTATTAGGATCAGAGTTTTCGCTTACTCTTCTCCATGTAAAATAACCACTTCTCTTTTCTTTTTCAGTAGAAGCAATATTTACTTTAGTTAGACCCTGATAAATAGGAGCTTTGTGCATATAAGCCGGTTTGTTTACACCCAGCCTATTTATTGCTTGTCTCTGCCCTTTTTCAGAAAAACTTTCTGGTAAATTACCACTTCCTAGTCTTCCTGTCTTCTGAACTGCGTTGTAAATTTGTTGCGGCATTATAGAAGCAAACAATCCCGAATCCGCTACAGCTTCCGGCGTTGCATGTCTAAAGGGAATATCTATATACCAACCTCCATCCTGTGCAATCTTTCTTTTTGGGGAATTTCTAAAACCTTCCTTTTCGTCAAAAGGCGGTTGTCCTTCTTCTATCATCAAAGGAATAGAAGAAGATCTGTTTGTCAGTCCGAATGTAACGGACAAAGGGGATTCCCTTTCAATGAAAACTCCCCTTTTATATTCATTCCTTGTAGTACGAAGCTCCCTGTTTATCAGATTTTCCCACCTAAGCTGGTATTCAGTTATAACGGCATCTATAATAGAAGAACCTAAAAACGTAGATTGATCCTGTGAAAGATCAAATTCTTCCACCAGATCACTTAAATCTATGTTGATAGGTACTACCATTACTCACTAATTTTCATTTGAATATTATCATTCAAAATAACTCCCGATCCATCAAAATTAGGTTTTTCAGACACAATCAAATGTGTTCTTCTTGCCACTGCTTGAATAGGAAGCCTTGTTCTTTCCAATTGTCCCGTTTCCTTGTTTTTCTTCCAAGAAGCCCGGACTTCATGGGGAAAGTCCAATACATGAAATTCCAATTGATGTTGATAATAAATACTTACAACCGGATTTAAAGACATATTAGCCGTCAAAATTACGCAATAAGGGTTCGCATCACTTATCTTGTAATCTGTCGGAGAAAGTTGTCTCAAAGGCTCTGTAGACGATTCAAACACATGTATGCTATAAATGCTTAACGGTTTATAAGTCGTGAATACAAAAGAGTTCTCTCCGTCCGTCCTTACAGGCAAATTTTCGCTAAAGTAAGAGAACTCTTTTAAAATTGTGATCCGGTCAAAATATCCTAAATTGGGTTTATCAACGTCTGTTACCGTTACGTTAATTGTTCCTATCAGTTCTTCTGACCAACGTTTGTAACTATTATCCCCGTTTATGCCGGTTATAAGAGCATGAGTGTTTGTAGGATTGATATAAAAATAACCTGTACCAAAACAATTCTGGCAATCCACTAAAGGCGCATCCGGTGCATTACAAGGACATCTTAACGCCTTTTCCAATATCACCTCATACCCTTTCAAATAAACGGCAGAATCAAACTCTGAACGTATAAATTCAGGACTTGCATTACTCAAAGGCGGAACCGGTGTTTGTAAAATGCTCTTTGCCATGATTCACCTCCTTATAATACTAAAAACCTAAATTCATCGTACACGAGTTTTATCCGCCCTACAGTTTCCTCTATTTCTTTTTGATACTGTTTCAAGCGTGCCCCGTAACCTGCATTTTCAGCAGAAGCGGTAGAGTTGATAGATTGTCTTAATCCATCTATTTCCAAGTGCATAGAAGCTATACCGGGTAAACTGAATATCATATCTCCGGCAATATTAAGCGGGCCGAACGAAGCAAGTTTACCAACAAGATTAATCAAATCGGCAGGCATTTTATCCAAATCAAAACCGGTTATATATTGGATGTCCCAATAGTCCGGTATGTTTGTAAACCGTTGAAAACCTATCTGCGTAGTCATTCCGGTAAGAATAACATCTGCATTTGCATTAACCGAATTTGCACCGGTAGGAACGACACTCATTCTTCGTTTCCCTATCCCGTCCATATCTTTCTCACAACTAAGCCAACCTTGTGGATAGATAATCTGCTCCATCTTATTAAGCATACCTGTAAGTGCAAGCGGAACTCTTACTGGACAATTGGTTTGAATGATTGGGAATTGTTGGAAATAATCTGCCCTGTAATAAGAATGTGTTTCCGATTCAACTAATTGCTTTACAAATTTAAGATTGAAATAATTCTCGATCTCTCTCTGTGCGGCACTCAAATAAGTTCTAAGTGATTCGTCAGAAAAAGAAGTCCCCGTACCGGCTTGTATGGTAATACCGTACAGGTAATTGTTCCACATCTCCGCAACGGAAATGACAGAACCCGTATTTTTCTTGTACTTTACTGTAAAAATCAGTTGTCCCGGCATAACTTAAATGTCTTTTACTTTTTGGGTAACGCAATTATAGCATCAATCAGTTCGTCTTTCTGACTTTCTTCTTTGAATCTTCCGGCTTTCTGCTTGCTCATTCCGTTTTCGATAGCAAGTGCTTTCAAATCCTCAAAAGTCATTTTAGACATATCTTCCTTTAAAGAAGCAATTTCTTCTTCTGTTGCACCGGGTTCCTCTTTAACCGGTTCTTCCACAGTTTCTTTCGGCTGGCCACCGTTAGACAGTCTTTCAACCTCTTTTTTCCAAACGTCAATAGACTGCTCCAATTGTTCGATTTTCTTGTTCTTATCTTTGATAATACCGTTCAAACGAGCAATTTCAAACTCGTATTCTTCTTTCAGAACTTTCAGAGCTTCATCAGTATCTTTTTCAGATTCAGATTTTTCCTTTTCAAGCGTATTAGCTTCTTCTTTCAAAGCAATACCGGAGAAACCGCCATTTTTGATGTATTCCCAAGTTTCGTCCTTTACTTCGGCTTTCCCGTTTTCAAACTCCACAAGCTCATTCAAAAACTGAATGGTAGTGTTTTTATATACTGTTGATACAATCTTTTTCATACGAAATATGATTTATTGATAAATAAAATAGGGAGAGGAAGGTGTTTCAAAAACCTTTCCCTCCCTTTATAAAATTCCGAGACTAAATACGTCTTAGTTATGCACCCAAACCTTCATCACCGATATTGATAATACGGCAAATCTTAGCCGGCTGATACAAACACGGCGTACCGTAGTTCAAAATAGCGAATCTACGAGACGGTGCAGTGATAGCAAAGTCAAGTTTGCGAGTGTCACCGAACTGTAAGTATTCGTTGATCTGACTGTCGTTGTAATAAATCAAAGCAGACTTCGTACCTGCAATGATACGGTTACGGTCACGTACTTTTGTTGCAACAGCACCATCATACCCAGCAGCTAGCATAGAAGCCGGAATAGTGAAGATAGGATAGTATTCTGTCGTATCTGTCAAAGCAGTTACTTTCTTAGTACGATAAACAACGTAGCAAGTAGGAGCATAAGCACCTCCAACTGGAGCTGTCCACTGCAAATCTACAGACTGATTAGCTGCAACTGCCAGAGCAGTATCCGTCAATTTCAAAGGAGCAGATTCACCATAACGGTTCTTAGCTGTTACCAAGTAGCCATAAGAGCCGGCATGTAATACGAAGTTGGTTTTTGTATCGGTAACAACAGCAGACTTAGTTCCACCAGCAACAGGAATACCCGGAGCCTTCGGAGAAGAAGCTGTAGCAGAAGCCTTGATCGGACGGCGAACGTCAAAGAACTTGTCTGTTTTAACAGCAACCTTACCGAACTGCGTCATGATGTCGTTTACAGACTGTCCCATTGTTGCGCCTACAACGCTGTTAGACATGCCAACAACAACGCGTTTTGATTCATGGAATTTCTTCACATAGTTGTTGAATACAACCGGTGCAGAAACGATACGGTCGATATAACCGTTGTAAACGTTTACAACACGATCAGCAGCATCTTCAACCAAAGCATCAGTCAAGATACCATTCTGTGCGTCAATTACAGCCTGTGAGCCATAATAAGCATCCAAAATCTGTTCTGTGCTCATACCTTCCGTAGAACCACGGTCAGTAGCAGCTACACCCATCATGTGCTGACGGAAGATGCCATCAAACTGTTCTGCGATACAAGTAGAATCAGCATCCGTCAAACGAGTGTCAATCAAAGTCAAAAGCAAAGTGGTCTTATTCTGTACTTCACGAGTGTACATGTTCATACCACCGGCAAGTTTAGCAAGCATAGCCGGATCAGTTACCTGTCCTGTAACGCCCATAAACTTAGAGATGATTGATTTACGGATGTATTGAGTATCGGTTTCTTCCGGTGTTTCACCTTCAAGATTGAAGATACCGATTTCTTCACCGTATTTGTACAACTGGTTGTACTGGTGAACCGTGTTTTCGATTCTCTGTTTCGGCATTTCATTATAAACAACCAACTGGTTCAAACGGTTAGCCAAAACCTTGATGTAAGCATCCAAAGATTCAACTTTCAGACCACCACCATTGTTAATCTGATCGTTATATTGCATACCGGTCTGTAAACCGGCTTCCATTGCTTTCAACACATCGGCAACATTGCCAGCACCGCCAAAAGCAGCTAAATCATTATAGTTATACAAGTCCATTGTTCTATAGTATTTTATATTTATTCGATCGAATTACGTCTTACTTCTGGAACTTGATATTGTACTTTTCGTACATGAATTTTGCCAAATCCTGTCCAATGGTTTCAGCCTGACTGTCTGCCAAGAAAATCAGAGCATCATCACCAATTGACTTTTCAAGTTCTTCACCGGCATTTTCAATAGCCTTGTTGATAGCAGCCATTACCAAAGGGCGTTGTTTTGTAACAGAGAGAAGTGTCTTGCCATCTTCGTCCACTTCCGGCTTCATGGATTTCTCCAAAACAGCAGAAGTCTGCACTCCCTTAAAAGAAGGTGTCTGTGCGCCAAAAGATTCCAAAGACTTTTCAATGTTACCAAAACGTTCGTTCATGACTTCTGTCATACCCTTAACGATGTTAGCAGCCAAAGAAGCACCAAAAGCCTTCATATCATCCATAGAGAAAGATTTCTCAACTTTGTCTTCTTTCTCTTTGATGTCCTCTTTCAAGTCCTTCTTGTCTTTTTCATCCTCTTTTTCGTCCTTCTCCAAATCGTCAATGTGCTTTTTGTCATTGCCGATATTCTTATCCTCTTTTTTTTCGGATTCTTTCATATCGGCGACACTTTTCGATTTTTCAAAAGTCACATCTCCGTTCTCTACCATAGTAGCGATATCTTCTGCACTGAAACCAGAATTTTCAAGTGCCTTGTATAACGGATCGTCTTTAAATTCTTTTACGTCTACCATAACATTATGTATAAAAATTATTGTCGAACTTTTTCTACGAATGTATCTAAAACACTTTTTTCAACTCTACCTTCTTGAACCGCACGATAAATCTCCCAAAAAGCATCAACATCAAAAGAATGTGATTTTTGAAAATTCACCTTAAAATTATTGTCAATCTGAACAAGTCCATTCTCTGTGCAATATTCAAAAAGAATAGTTGATTTTTGTATTTCCAACAAATCATTCACACTGCCACCCTTACTTTTTTCAATATCCAAATAGGTCTTAGTATTGACCGGTGTCATTGTAAGGGCAATGTTTGTAATAAGAGCCTTTGTTACTCTTTTGAGATTTTTCTTATCCCGTTCCAACGCCTTACCTTCTACGCTCATACCCGGTTTTCTTGTCGAGCCCGATTCTTGCATTTCAATTGCCTTATCCCAAAAAGCACGGGCTTCCGGCGACTTTTCCCACAATTTACCTTTTACAAAAAACTTATTGTCTTTCACATAGGCTTCAATAGGTTCACCGATCCAAAAACGACTTTTGTTAATAGGTGAACGTGTGGGTAAATGATCAAGATTAAATAAACCGGATTTCAGGAATCTATCATATATAAACCCGGACGGTTCCAACACTTCTTCTTCATCGTCTTTTGAAGAATCAGAAGCGACGCCAGAGAATACCATATTTGCATACGGAGACTGCTGTTCCGATACCGCACTTTTGGCTTTCTCCAAGTCCAAATCTACATATAATTTAAAACTATCAAACATTTTTGATTGATTGAAATTGAAATAAACGTATTAGTAACACTCAAAAATACTGCAAAATTAGAGATAAATCACAATAACCCAATATTTTAACTTTTATTAATAATTATCGCAATCTATCTCCAAACGCCTTAGTGCAGTTGTAATCTATATTTAGACTGTTTGAGTGTTGCAAGAAAATCGTCAATCCAGCTTATTTCCCCAATATATTCGTCCTTTTCGGCAAGTTCTTTTCTGAACTCAATCGTTTTGTCGAATATCATCTGGCAAATAGCAACCGGATCATCTTCTTTCACTTCGTCCCCTTGAATTTCTCCATCTTTGAATCGTCCAAACCCTGACTGTCCGGCTTCTGCAATCTTATCCTCAAATTCTGAAACTTCTTCTGAAAGCTCATCGAGGTAAACATGCTTGGAATTATCTTCCTCACCCCAATGAATGTTTTTAAGACGTGTTTTAGCTCCTTCCAGAAAATTAAGATAAGTGTTGAAAATACTCTTATCTGTCTTTTTGGACTTTTCGATTTCTTCGGTATTTCCATTTTCAACAGACAATTCATCTTCTGTCGATTTTCGGATGTTTTCTGTTTTGGTAGTGCCTTCAATGCGAAACTTACCATTCCATTTCCATTCTTGTTCCCCATTTTCTTCTGTCTTAATAACAATAGAAAAAGGTTTACCAAGACAAGTTACCTTTTGAAGTATGCCTAAAAAATCAGCAAACTTATCTCCTTTTCCACCATCATTATCAGAGAAATTCATATGAAACTCACCGTAAGTATATTTATTAGGCTCTTCTTCTACCTCAACTTCTTTTTCTTCGTAGATAGTTCTCTTGAAAGTAATAGCCTTTTCAATACCTTCCCCTACGCCATCCTCTGTACGAACAATGTTTTTTGTTTCGCCATCCAAAAATTCACGTTGTAATATTTGTGCGTCTGCCGTGTCCATAGTTTTTTCTACTTTCCAATCTTCCGGCAATTCATCTTCCAGATTAAGCTCCTTTGCCCGTTTCTTGATCCATTTCTTTACTTCTTCTTTCGACATAGAAGAACTACCGGATAAACGAATAGCATCTTTCAAATCCTGCCGATTGCGAATAGGATATTTGCCATTGGGCATTGCTTCACCTTTCTTTGCCAAATCCTTTCTTTCTTCATGCGTAAAAGAAGTTTTGTTTGCCGACTTTTCAAGTTTTTCAGGATTCTTTTCACAATAGGAGGTGAATACATCCTTTGAAATTTTGCCCTCTTTGAAAGATTTCATTACCAACTGAAATTCATCCTGTACCTCAATACCAAGAATACGTTTGACGTTATCTTTCATATCAAAGATAAAATTATATTGGTCAAGTTCAGTATGAGGGTTGATCCATTCACTACCTGTTTCTTCTTCTCCGTCCACAAGAATGTTTACAGGAGCATCCGGGTCAACAAAGCACATGAAATAGTGGATTTCAATACCCTTTTTCTTTGGAATATATTTACCGACCGGCAGTAAAAGTTCTTCCGACATATCAATACCCGTTTCTTCAAACAATTCTCTTTTGGCAGCTTGCAAAAAAGTTTCTCCCGGATCAACGTGTCCGCCCGGAATACACCAATCATTTGAAACCGCACCCTTTTCTCCCACACGATTCAAAATAAGAAGTTTGTCTCCTCTAAAAACGAGCACATCTGCAAACTGAACTTTCCCTTGCTTCGCCTTAAACAAATCAAAGTAAACAGATTTCTTGATCAAGCCCTGTCTCCATAACTCACGACAGTTTTCAAGCTGACGAATATCTTTTGCCATTTCAGCAAAATCTTCATCGTTTTCCAGTCTCTCAATCGACTTCTGGATAGAATTTCTTCTATTGTAAACACTCATTAAATCCTTTGATTGCTGTTTCAAGAACTCACTGAAACAACTCTCTGCCTTCATAGCGGCTTCCACATTGTCACTACCTCTCAAAGAATCGTATTGAGACTTCTGTAAAGAGTAATTCTCCGCAAGTGAATCTACTTCTTGCTTTATTTCCCTTTCCTTTTTAAGAAGCTCCTTGTACTCATCTATTTTTTCTTTTTGCGTCTGTAAACCAAGTAACGCTTTCAGGTTCAGTACCATATCTAAAATTTTTATTTTGAATTATTGTCACAAACTACATCCGGTACACAGACATTATCTGCAAAATAGAAGTCCGGCTTGTCAAGTTCAAAGGTATAGAAATATTGCGAAACATTTGCAATAGGTATCTGTATAATGTTGGTTACTTTACCCTTACAGCCATTTTTAAGCATAAGAACATCTCCCGGTTTTATCTTGTCTACTCTTTTTGTTTTATTATGGCACAAAACGTAAGAGCCATCTACCACCCTATGCAAGGCATCTTCACGGTATCCCTTTTCAAGAGTTTCATCTTCCGTAACGTAGCATATATCAAAAATACGAGGAACAGAAGACAGTTCAGACTGGATAACCTTTGTCACCCTTCTATAACCGGAAACGGTTTTTATCACATTTCCTACTTGGATGTCCTTTATCCATTTTGAACCATCTATAGTAAGAATACTGATAAAACCGGAATTAAAAATCGTTCTTTGTTTCATTACACTTCGAAATATTTTGTACCTACAGTTATTTTTACCTTTGATTTTCTCTGAACCCGCTTACTTTCATCTACTTTTTTAGGTTCAAATGACTGTGTTTTGTCATCCCATTCATATCCATCTGGAACATGTCTTAACATACACCTGCAAAAAGGGTGAATATTTGTTAAAACGGGCTTCCAGTCTTTTGACTTTTTACCTATATTAGTTCCGTTAGCGATCAATTCAGACAAATCAAAAATAATAGGTTTAGAACCTGCACCAGCCGTTGTGTAAGCATTAAGGCACATCCGGCAAGCACCGGGAAACACTTCCTTATATACTTTTGCATGGATACCGTGCTCTTTCATGATCGTCTGCGCTATCCCTATCTGAAAGATGTTCTCCATTTCAGTGGCAACAATACGCCCCCAATCCCTATTCCATTCGTCCAACCTATGTCCCAATGAGCTAACAATGGATTGTACGGATTTCCTTTTCAGAACACCTTCCGTCAATTCTTCCCTAATAGCTGTTTCGACTTCCCTCTCCCGTTCTGCCACTGCTATTTTCATTTCTTCTTCTGAAATGGTAGAAGAAAGAGAATCTTTTATACGTGTCCCCATTCCTTTTATATAAGAATAAGAACGCATAGCCGCAGCATTATATTCCGCTTTTTCTCTTGAAGTAAGTTCCGGGTATTGTTCTTTTTCGACATATTGTTGAAGATCGTTGAAGTTAAGAGAGGATAATTGCGCAGGAGTAAGAATTGCCGCCAAACGTCCAAATATGAATGCTTGCCAATAAGGTGGTATTTTCAGAACTTCTGTCTTTAAATCAAAGTCAAATCTTTTCAGCATATCTATGTCTTCTTGGGAAAGATATTCCTTACCCAGCACATCGGCAATTACACGAGCAATACGATAATCGACAATGAAAAACAACTGCTGTATTTCTTCCGGTGTAAATAGCATACTTACTTTGATTTTTGTTGCACCATCTTCTTTGTCAAATCCATCAACATATTGTTTATCTGTGTCGAAAAGATAACCTGCGCCATACCTTCATACCCTTCTTGTACTTTTGGATAACGCATAGGGTCAACATGATGGTGTACATTTGACACTAAAGGCATCTTTTCGACCTTGATATTTTTGACATATCTCACATTCATAAGTTACTTCTCTCCCCAGTTCTTTTCAATGTAAGACATCGCAGCACTCATAATAGGATTGGAATCGAACGATTTCTGTGTATCTTCTTTGTCTTCTGACGCAATTTGTCGATCCACTTCTTCGTTCATCGCATCACCTCCGTACATAGCTTGCTGCATCTGATATTGTTTTTGAAGCTGGTAGGATTGATTCAAGATGGTATCGGTTTCCGGGTTGAATTTACGTCCAGAGTATTTTTCAAAAATATCTTCCAAACAAACCATACCGTTTTGAATTTTCTTAGCATCAATCTCAACCTGTCTTCCTTCATCTTCTGCATCCACACCTGTAAAGACAAATTCAAAATCTTCATCCAGTTCTGATACAAGATAGTAATTGATTACTTCTTGTAAGAACACAAGGATAGGTTTCAAACCTTTGTCTTTTGAATGCTGCAAACGTTCCTTTTGTCCAGCTTGTCCAAAGATATTTGTTTGATCTTTGAATTGGAATCCAAGCTCTGACGGATCAATACGATAAACAGCACAAGTCATAACAAGTAGGAATTTTACCCACTCACTAAACTCCATATCACGGTTAGTGTTTTTGGATAAATCAACCCATTGAAGGTCTAACCCATTGATAATAGGTGTTCTGTGAGAGCCTTGAATGCCCACCATCGTCTGCTGCCATGCTTGTCTGAACTCGCTTAAAGAAGCCTGCGATATGTTTGGATTTTTAACATTGATAATTCCTTTAGGATTAGACCCCTTAGAAAAATATGAACCGTTATATTCAAACCCCCACAAAATCCATGTCATAACACTGGACAATGTTTCCAATTCAGATGTTCCGTACCCGTTTTTATAGATGTTGGTCGATTTGTTTCGGATACCAATACCAAGCTCCCAAGGATAGAAGATAACGCTTTCGTGTGTGACCGGGTGCTGCATGATCTGACCCTGCCAGCACATACAATATTTTGGCAAATAGCCTTTAAACCGGTACTGTTCAAATTCTTCCCGGAACTTTGGGTCAATACTATCAAGAAAACGTATCAAAGAAGCATCTACGGCTCGATAACGAGCCAGATTCCATGATCTGTCCCTTACTATTTCAAAAGCAAGCTGATCAAGAGTAAGACTGTCAAATACAACTTTTCTCCCAAAGTCTTGAAATGTGTCAAACGATTCCCACTTGTCATGAAAACCGCCTTCTTCCAAAAACTTTCTGATATAATTGATTTTTATCTGATCTTCCCTTGAACGCTCCGCGCTTACCTTTTCAAAAGGATTCCGCTTTCTTCTGATAGTGTACCCTTCTTTCTGTTCATCAGTGCTGAAATGAAGAAAATTCTGAACCTGCTCAACACGAGTATTGACAACGGCCCGAACGACAAAGATGTCTCCCATTCTCCGAAGCACCTCAAAGGGCATAGAACCGTAAAAGTTAGGGTCTTTATATCCCCTACCCGTATCGCTCGCTTCGTCTGGATTAAAAAATACAGCCTTTACGCTGTCTTGTCTCTGATTAGCATTATCCATATAGAGATTAGCTTTCACCAAATCCCCTAAATCGTCTGATCGAGACATCTGTTGTAATTTAGATTGGAGTATAGTAGGAAGTGTTTTTTGCAATCCTACAATATCTTCCAAAGAAAGGCTCGCCAGACTTTTGGTAAAGTCCGGCTTCCCTTCTTTATTATTTTTCTGCTTTTTCCTACTCATACTAAAATCAAAAATTATACTGCTGACGGTGCTACCTGTGTCAAAGTAACGCTAACCGTCTTGTTTCCTTCTGACTGCGTAATCACCAATGTTCCATTTCTGGCTGCTTCTGTAGGATTTTCTGACGCAACCACTTCCAAATCAGAATTACCTTTTGAAAAACCATCTCCATTAACGGCTGTTGTGTAAGGAACGTTCGTAGGCTTACCAACAGGAACATTATCTACATGAATTTGTTTTACAGAAGTGATAGAAGTCAATTTTTGTGTCCCGCCTTCTGCCGGGAAACTCAAAGATGTAGGGTCTACTGACAAAGAATAAACCACTTCCATGTCCGCATCATCCACCAATACCATAGCTTCCTCTTGCAAACCTTCTGGATAAGCTACCACTTTCAAAAGATTTGTCCATGCCCATTCTTTAAAAGTGCCCAGATTGTACGTCACACCTGCCTCTATAGAGATACCCAGACTTTTAAAATAGTCAATATCTCCAATAGGTGTTTCTGTAGCAAAAATGTTCATCTGACTGTCAATACCATCAGTTATAACAGTCAAACTTTTGCTACTATCTGAATTTGTAAATAAAATCCGCATCATAAGGCTTAATCGGCAGAAGCCGCAAGATTAAAGGATTGAACACCGCCATTTGCAAACAAAACAATCTCCAATTCTTCTTTAGCATCCAAACCAAGATCAGCCAAAGTTAACGTCCAAGAATTTAAGATTTTACCCTTGATAGAGTGTCCACCATTTGTGATCTCACCAAAACGAGTAGCCGATTCAGCCAAATCTACAGTATTGGGGAATACAGCTTCCACCTCTTTGGACTGATTAAGTTCCGATACAGCAGTAATAACCAAATTGTTTTCCGCATCCCATTCAGCAGAGGCAGTAACAATATCGTTAATTTCCTGCGGTTCAATGGTAAGTGTCAAACCATTTTCTTCCGCAAAGTCAACCAAATCTTCGTGCTGAACCGTTTCGCCTACATTCCACTTCCAACCCAAAGCAAGAAAAGAATCACTTCCTTCTTTTTGATCGTCTGTAGCACCAGTCTGACCGGGAACCACCACACCTCGCGGCGATTCAGTAATAAATACTCTTTTCTGTCCGCAAGAACCATCAGTAGCAACCACTACATCAATTTTATCGTTTGTCTTTACAAATCTATACAGTCTCATATTTCAAAAAATTTAGTTTCTATACATCTAAATAGAAGGAGTGTTATTATTCATCCTTTCCTTCGTTTTCAAGAACCCATTCTCGTCAAAGTCCCTTAAATATTTTTTTATCCATGAAGGCACAAGATTGGGGTTTATCTTACCGGAATTTTCCACAATAGAAACAGCCTCTCTTACTATAAGAGCCGTGCACATCAAAGACCGGAACCAAGTAAATGTTTCTGTAGATTCTCCGTTAATCGTATAGCCTCCCAATACATGCGCTACAACCAACAAGCAAGCATATACAAAAAGTTTAGTAAAGATCATTCCAATACCTTTAGAAGAAAAATCTTTCTGTCGTAAATGGAACACCCAACTAACAAGTGTATCTACTACAATTAACACTACAAGGAATTTCAAGAACTCCCAATCTTTGAATATGTATTTTTCTATTAAATCCACAATAGGAGAAAGGGGAATAGCGACAAGCAATGGATAACAGAAGCTACCCAAATAAGCCTTTAAATAATGTACTCTCTGTTTTCTTTCCATCGCTCAATAAGGCTTACTCTTTCTTGTCAGTTTTATCGGATTCTGATTTCTTCTTTTTATACTCGGTATCTTTCTTGTAAGGCATACCCACAATTCCCTTTCGGCGGTTTTCAGGGGTATCTTTATAGAAACCCAATTTGTTTTTTACAGGAAGTCCGGTTGCTCCGGCTTTTTCGATTGTTTCTTGGTCAGCATCCTTCCACTCAATCTGTGATTCTCTATAATATACAACAGATTTGTTGAAGTTTTCGTCAACCACAACAACACGATTCAGGGACACAAAATCAATAGCTCCATGTTCCTGTTCAATTGGATCAATGCTTTTTACAACGTCAGAAGCAAAGTTTTTCACCTGTTCCAACGTATAAACCTCCCAGCCATTCTTTTCTGCAAGGCTTAAAAATTCGTTTATAGGAAATTCTTGTACACTCATGGACGTAATCATTTATAATTCAACACATACAAAAGTAAAACTTTTTTCCTATAAAAGAACAATATATAAAGAAAAACTCACAAGAGATAATTTCATTGTTGGTGCGGCAACCTTACTTTTATCTCTTGTGAGTGCCGATCTCCCTCCGCACAGGGATCAAAGGTAACGGCAAAGCCTTTAAAAGAAGGAGCTTACAGCTACGTTCAAAGACGCGGTGAACAGTGTTACTTCAAAAGAAGCCTTTCTCACGAGAAACCATTATCTCACGACATCCTACAGGAAGCCTTAATGCCAGTGTTTCAGGACTTATCGTATCGGTTTATACTTCTATAGGGGAGCCGGCACTTCCATACTTCACATCCGAAGATGTAGCATTAACCCCTTAATTTTGGGAAACATTTAAGGTCGTTCCCCATCAACCTCACATAGCCTTCAAAAAGAAGGAGGGAAGCTATCGCGAATCACTTCCCAACTTCAACTTTTTAAGCTATCTCATCTCGACTGCAAACATACAACTTTTGTATTCAATAATTGCAATTTTTGATGTTAAATATCCTTAATGTTTATCCCACATGCAGAAGCTATCAGTAGAGATATTTCACGTTCCTTTTCCGACATCTTCTCAATAGAAGCCTTGTATCTTTCCGGGTTGCCGTTATAACTCTCTACGATCGCTTTCTTTTGTTCTTCTGAAACGTTATAGAAAGCCAATACACTTTTCTTTTCTTCTTCCGTCATGGAAAATTTGTTTTTGATGTTAGGTAATTTGTTTGCCATGATTCTTTATATAAACGTAATAATCAAACAGCTAAATTTAAATTGTCAAATCTCCAATCTACAACACCACTAAGTCTTTCTTTGATAGAAGCATCTTCTTTGAAAAAGAATTTCAAACAATCATCTGCCAAATCATGATCTTTAGAAGATAAAAGTTTTTCTATCCTTCCAAAAATGCCACCTACATATTCAAGACGATCTCTATTAAAAGTAAAAGTCGAAGAAAAATATCTCTTTTTCATTTGAGATTTAATAGCACGACCTCTATATACTTTTATCCATTCTTTTCTCCTTAAACTACTTTCAATAAACCCTTTTCTATATTTAGAAATAGAAACAAGAATGGTGCTAAAAATAGATTCCAATTCAAACATTGGCGGTAAATTAGTAGAATACGATTTAGTGCCACGATATTTCCTAATCATTTTTTCTTCAATGGTATCTTTTCTATAATAATCTTCTCCCCAAAAAAACTTCATTTTATGCTTTCTAAGCAAAAGTTGTGTTTTTGAAATACCCAATTCATCAGCTTGTGTCCTGGAAGAAGTAAACGTAACCCCTTTGAAAAGTGGAGTTATGCCATCTGACTTAACCAAAGTTTCCTTTTCTACAACAACGAAACATCTTCTCTTTATTTCGTCATAAATAGTGATAGCAATATCCATAAATTCAATACGAATATCTTTTTTCAAGCATCTGCCAGCAGACATAAAACGAAAATCATCAAAAACTTCTGGATGTTTGTCTACATAATAATAGGCTTTGTCTCGATTAACAAAAGTGACTCTTTTAGACACCTTATTATATTTTATGTATTTGGAGTATTTGTCAAAAATACTTTCCAATTTTCTCCTTGTAATAGGATAAACACGATCAACAGCTCTATGAAGATCGGCAAAACTCTTAAATCTAAGTTCCTTTAAAGAACTAAGTTTTCGTGCTTTTGCTTCCCAATAGCAAGCTCTTTTGATCATCTGCACTTCTATGAAGTATTTTTTTGTTTTTGTTTTTTTGTTTTTGTTGTTCATTTACGCGAAACATTTTTATTAACTGCTACAAAAATACAAACTTTTCTCAATGTTCCGCGCATTTAAGAAAAGTTTTTTGAAAAATTTCCCGAAAAGTTTGTATTTATCTGTCAAACAATAAAGTTTGTGTCGAAAAACAATTTATCACAAGTTGTTTTTGATGATGCAAATATACAAAAATTGTAGGTTTTGTGCAAACATAAAGGCAACAAAATGCAAACCGCCGGGCAGAACGCTCTCCTCCGTCTCGCGCGCGCCCGTAGGGTTTCCTCCCCACCCTCCATCCCTAAGTCTTGTTTTTCAATTTTCCCATTCAAGCGCGTATGCGCGTGTTTTTCTTTCCCTCTTTTCTTTAATAGGAGTAATCCTATTTTGTTCTTTTTTCTTTCTTAATAGGAGTTACTACTGTATTCTTTTCATTTTTCTCTTAATAGGAGTAATCATACTTAAATCCCTATTAATCAGGTGATTGGAATCCAATCCCGTTTGAGAAATTTTTCGAAAAACGGGTCTTTTTTATGAAGACTTTCTTATAATTTGAAGATAAAATTGTTTGTCGCCCAAACAATTCTGAAAATTATATTTGAAGAAAGTTTTTTATAAAATGTATATTAGGACAATACTGTATATATATATATTATAACATATTATGTATCAATAATATACAATGATAAGAAATATAGCGATAATATACGCCTATATAGAGCATACAAACAAAGAAAAATGGGTAGCAAATCAAATGACTGCTACCCACCCATCGAATAGTAAAAATAAGGATTTGGTATAGATTATGATTTATCACACTATGTCAGTTTTTGAAAATTTGGGTAGGAAGGCATTTCTCAACGGTTCCTACCCTTTTTGATGATTAGAACTTAATCTATATATACCATGATTAAAATTCTTGGTCTTTTGTTTCGCTTTCTACTCTTTTGTCCAAAGATACATCATTTTCGTATTCGGCAATCCTAATCATACCAGGTTTTATTACAGTTTTGCCCTTTTCTTTAAAATAAATTATTTTACCGATCCTTATCTCATTGTTTACTTTACTTACACGTTTTGTCTTCAAAAGAGTGATTTGACTTTTTAGTTTTTTGTCTTTGTAAGTTTTTTTGACTGATTTCCATTCGTAACTTCTAAAAATGCCATCACCTATTTTTAATAATAACTTTCTTCCGGCAGAAATTTCTACCATGAGCAAGTCTTCATTTGATACATTTTCTTCTTTGGGAATGATTTCTACATTCATATCTTTAGGAAAGAATCCAGATTTAAAAGCACCTAAAGCATCTCCATCCCAAATATAGTGTAAGAAAACTCTACCTTTCCCGTCTAAATAATAGGTCACTTTTCTTTTCATGCTTATTTGTTGTTAGATTGATACATATTGAAAAATTTTACATGAGTTAATCTTCCTTCATATGAAATTTCCAATACACAATAAACGTTATTATTAGTTATTGTGGATATATGGATACTTATTGTATCTTTGATAACTTTTATTTCGTTTTTAGGAAATCTTTTGTTCAGTATTTCAATAACTCTTTTTGTGTACCATTCTCGATATTTTATGTCACTGGTAAACATTGTGTTTGTTATGCAAACATAAGCTGGGAGGCTTTCGTCAGAAATTTCGCATACTCTTATTTTAAAATCATCGTACAAGAGATATCCTTTTACATTGTTAAGATAAATCCCACGTTCATAATCATAGATACAATCTTCTGGTATGATAGAATCAGCAACTTCTATCATACAATCCTTGTCTTTTGATAATTCGAGTATTTTAAAAGACAAATCTATAAGTTCCTCTGTGTTCAATATTTTTCTTTGTCCTTGCCCAAATCCACACATCGAAATAAGTGCAAATAATACACTGATAAATATTACTCTTTTCATGCTATTTTGTTGCTTTTAATGATTTCACGTTTGATGTTGTTGTTTGTGTCCTCGGCCAGAGGAACTGCTATCAGGATTGAAAAAATCCAAAATCCTGTAAACCAAAGTAGGTGTTCGACACAGTTTACCAGATCGACCTTAAATAAGGTGATTGCAGCTCCTAAAAGATTGTACAGGGTACAGATGGTCAGGATGGATGCGATAATGGGTTTACCGGTGTAATAAAGCCCAAATCCGCCCCACATACAGGTCATAATAAAAGCCCTAAACGGCTTTTTCTTCCTTGTTTCGTAAAGCAACTCTTGCCTCTCCGTCATTTTCGTTTCCATACTCCTATTAGTTTTTGATTGTGTAATTGATTATCGTGTTTTCTTCTGTACAAGATTGTGTCCAGAGTGAAGGGATGGTTTCATCTTCCACCATCATTAAATCTACTCCAAATTCTCTATTATCATTAAAGAAGTATCCTTCTTGGTTACAACAAAGATCAATGTAATCGATATTATATGAAAATACTCTCGCTAAAATAGGATAAACACTATTCGGGTTTTCAAAAGAAATGATTTCTACTCTCTTACCATCTCTTGTGCAGACGGGTTTGCCTGCTTTTGCTTCTTCTAAATTGAAAGGTTTCATGATTCGTTATTTTTATTGTTGTTACTTGATTGTGCTGCAAAAGTAATATCGTTTTTGTACAAAATGCAGTCTATGGAGTTAAATTACTTTAAAATGTAACATTTTAGTGTTACACTCTTGTTAATGGAAACAAAAACTCCCGTCCCTCAATAAAGAAGAACGGGAGAAAACATGAAAGAATTGATTGTTTAAGTAAGTGATTGAAACAACTTCAAGTAACATGACAAAGTTAGGAATTTGACGGGTGATTCCAACGAATTTTCGTCAAATTCATAGTCATTCAGCCATTTTTCCAATGCTTTTATGTCAATATATTGCCATTTTTCCTGTTTTAGACACTCTGCAAGTGCAGGAAAACTGTATTCTTTATCCTCATTGAACTTTTTGCATACTCTTTTGAGATAACTTTTCCTACCTGAATACCAAACATCACCAGCAGAGGACATGCAGTAATAGGAATTATCCTTTCTTTTCACTCCAAATCGTGTCACGATAGGAAAATACACCCTATCAGCAAGGAAAATGAAAGGAATATACCAGACGCCATACAAAAAGGTCAGAAAACCGTTCAATTTTGCTTCTGGAATGAATTTTTTGAGCGTTTTTCTGAATCCATAAGCAAAATACCAGTTGTTAGCACCTCTTTTTACTTTGATTGTGTATTTCAAATGAATGTTCCTATCATACACCCTATCCCATGGTTTTACTTTTTCTGTGTTCATAGAAGGAAGGTACGTCCAAAAATGTTTCAATGCACTGAAATAGGGATTGTAAATGGTATGTCCGTGATCAGAAACATAGGAAAGGATGTTTTTCAGTATTTCTTTTGCTAAAATGCCTGTTTTGTGATCTTCCATCCCCTCCGCTATTAATGTAAGAGATGGAAGTAAGTTCCAAATTTGGTCTTGTGATACAAAAGGAGAAAAGCAGGGGTCTTCATTTTCAAGTTCGATACCGTTCGAGTAACCGCTTTCTATTTTGTAAGCATTAAAAAGGTCTTTTGAATTTACCGATATGTCGTCTCTAAGGAAGAATCCAGGCTCGTATTTAAAATATACTTTTGGATTCTTCATCTTTTCATCCTCATAGACACTCAAAGAAAGTCTTTCTATTGATTTAAGACACCAGTAAATTTTATCTACACAAGATTTATCCCCCAGCACAGCTTCTATATACAAATAATGTAGGTATTCCGCCATATTGATCGTCCCGTCTCCCCAATATAAGGTTTTCGGCCCTGTTGTGTTACTCTTTGTCACTTTACTTGCTGGGATATTAGTTCCCCGGCAATTGTAGTTCTCTGCCACTACTACAAAATCTTTAAAGAAAATGCTTTTCAGTTTTGTATATTTTTCGTCTATTGTCATAGCTGTATATATTAATGTATAGTATAATAAAGGCGGAACTTTCGCCCCGCCTGAACCAATAAAAACAAAAGTGTGATGAAGAAGATTATTCCTTTTTCTTGGTAAACAATCCAAACAGCCATTCAATAAGCCCGGAATCAAAAACGCCGTTCGATGCTAATCCTGCTCCAAATCCCCATAAGAGTGCTTGCCACCAATCCAGACCTTCAAACATTCCAAGATTGAATCCCCAGGCAAACATTCCAAGTCCGATACCGATCACCCAAGAGATGATCCGTTGTACCCATTCGGAAGGTTCTACTTTGAAAAGTTTCTTGATAAATTCGGTTACGACTGCTGTAACACCCACTACTCCTGCAAAAGTAGTGAAATTTGCAGCGTAATCAACTGTTTCTTCCGGCAGTTCCCCTTGTGCAAAAATACAGGCGACACAGGAGAACATAAAAGCCAATGTCAATAAAATTTTGTTCATGATGATTTTTGTTTTTGAGTTAATTAACCGCTTCAAATATAAAAAGAAAAGGGCACTTTCACAAGCACCCCTTTCAACACACTGTTTAACCGCAATGTCATCGATCAACTTAATATGATAAAAATAGATACGATTTCGTTATTTTTTCACTCCAACCTTTACCCGATAGGCTTCATAAAGGTTGTTGACTACAATTTCCAAAGCATTTACGTTCATGCTTTCAATGATCTTCTCTCCTGGAATGGTTGTTTGCCAAATGGCATTCCCATTCTGATCAATAGTTTGTTCTACCGTTGCATTAGGATAGACCTTTTGTAGCTTTTTGATAGCTGCTTCTAAACGTTCTTGATATGTCATGACTTTATTTTTTCTTCAAAAATAGATGTAAGCTCTTTCAATCGCAAATACATTAACATATGTTAAACTTCTTCTTGTGGTTTGTAATAATATATTCTTACATTTACTTTTGCTGTCAGAATATAATTTTACGACATGAAAAGAAAAGGAAAAGATTTTGTAATTAAAAACAGGAAGTATGAGAGTTGTCTTATCCTGTTTGATGCCGGGTTTAAGCCTTTATATTGCTCACAAGCAATGGAGAATTATGCTGACTATATAAAGGTGGAAGGGAATGCGTTTTATGGTATCACGAAAGATCAAATCTTGCCTGGAGACAAGATTATGAGTGTGGAAGATTTTCTTGAAGAATGGAACGAAAGGAAAGAAAACAGAATCTGGTATGATACGGTCGGTTATGATGTACCTTCTTATAGATGCAATGGCAAAATATTGCACACAAGAAAACGAGTTATACATCTTGACACTGACTATTTTGATAACAAGTGTTATTCTTACACTAAAAATATTTTGAAGAAAATGTAAGAATATATTTTGATATGTAAGAATAAACTATTACATTTGCAGCAGAAAACAATCAAAAAAATGAACGAGAATGAATTAAGGATACGCGAGATCATGCTTGAAAAAGGTATTTCAGTTAATGAAATGTCTGAAAAGTTAGGGATAACACGGCAATCGTTTTATTCCATTGTAAATGGAAATCCTACCATGAGCACACTAATTAAAATAGCAGAAATTTTAGGCGTGACCGTAAAAAAATTATTTAGAGATGAGAATAATGGAAATATTAGTAATAACGAAAAAGAAGAAAACGATGGAAGAGACGAAATTTAAAGTAGGCGATGTTGTTAAAGTCAAAAGCCTTGACTGGTACGACAAACACAAAGGAGAAAATGGATATATAATTGTCGAACGTAATCATCCGTTCACAGAAGAAATGAAAGAATTTTGTGGCAAGTATTTCTGTATTAATGATATATCAGAAAACGGAATTTATTTTAAAGGTATTAGGGATTTTGTTTTTTATGATTGGATGTTGGAGGGTCAGGTGTACAAACTTGAAGAAGTAAATCTTTCAAAAGAAGAAGTGGACGTGAATGATCCCAAACTCTTCACAAGGAATCTCTGTCCTTTATGGATAGAAGGTAAAGTTATTCTACCTATTTATAAAGTTGCGCCGACAACTGCAAAATTTCAGCCATTTCAGAAAGTTCTTGTAAAAGACATGGCATCAATCAACGATTGTTTTACTGTGTGGTCAATTGATTTTTATTCTTATTTTGACATGGAATCCCATAAGCACCGCTGTTTAGGAGGACTGTGGGATCATTGTGTTCCGTACGAAGGAAACGAACACCTTCTTGGTACAAGAGAAGAAACCTGTTAATCTTTTCATATTTTAAGTTTCCTGGCGGAATGTTCCGCACAAGACTTCCGCCGGTTTTTGTTTTACTACTGTAAATTTTACCGCAATGAGCTATTTCGTCTTAATGGGAAGAAGAATCCCAAAACAAGCTATAACAGGCTTTAAATTTCAAAATGAAACAGACAATATCCGCCCTTTTCTTTTAATCAGAATAAGAGGAAAAGAAGAAATCATTCCTTTTAAAGAGAGCAAAGACATGCTCCCCGTAAAACAGTATCTTTGCTCTGTATTCCCTGGATTCGTAAAAATAGGTAACTGGTATCTCAAAATGTCAGAGATCAGAGAATACAAACCGGTAACTGTCGAGGACAAGAGCTCTTACATCTTATTCAAGACTTCTAAGTTCGGAAATATAAAAGTTCGTTTTCCAAAAGACGAAGATATGAATGCAGAATTATTGGTATTGGATCAACTTTTTGATGTAGAATAAATTAATCATCTCAAAAACAACAAAATATGGAAACGAAAGACAGAACAAAAACAGAAGTCTCTATTGAGTTAAGGGAAGTTCAAAGAGAAATCAGTAAAGCAAGAAGTACAAGGAATTGGGCAAAAATTTCTTTTCTGAACCAAAAAAGAATACGTTTGCAAGAAGAACTGGATTACTTAAAATCCAAAGACAAGTTCTATTACCAAGAACAAAATTTGGAAAAATCACTTGTTTCTTGGGCAGCAAAGACACTCAATCTTTCTCTCAATATGGCAGATTTGTCTGTATATTATCTGGACTTGTATTTGCTTCATTTCAAAGAAAGAGGATTTGTTCCTACTGATGAATGGAAAGCTAAAGAAAAAGTATTTCATGAAGCTGCAAAAGAGCTTGCAGAATATATGCGATATTTCTTTAAAGGTAAATCTTCTGACGATAATTCTGAAAGCATGTCGGAACTTATGGATTTGATCGAAAGAGATTACTATACGGATAGAGAAAAAGTTCATCACAAACAATACGAAGAAAAGTTATGAAAGAGTGGAATAAATATTTGGGATTATGCGGACTTATATTGTTATTCATATCGCTACCTGCAATTGGTTTTAAACTTTATTTTTGGGTCGGCATGATCATTCTTGCTATTGAAATGATTGTCGTAGCTGTTATAGTAGATGAAAATTGTTAAAGTAACTGAACATCATGGACAAATTATATTTTAAAACACGAAAAGAAGAAATTCAATCTAAGATTGATAGTTGTAAGAAAGAAATGAAAGAATTAGAGAATGAATACATAACCTCTAATCAAAAATTCCCTATTGGAAGTAAAGTTTGTTTGACTATTCCCGCTTATGAACTCCAAGGTCTCGATATTAATAGAATAAGAATAGTTCCAGAAGAAAAGAAATTTGCTTATGTAATTGGATATGAAATTGTAGCAAATGAAGTTGTTCCTATTCTTATGAAAGTAAAGAAGGATGGAACAATATCTAAATTAAGAGAATATATGCCATTCAGACAAGCAATAATTGAATTAGCAGAATAGACATGAAAAAAGAAAATATAATAAAAGCATCTTCTGTCTTTAAAAAGACAGAGCAAGAACGAATAGGGTACTTCCATAATGATATAAGTCTAAGCAGTGTTGCGGTTGCTTTTAGAGAAGGTGTTAATTGGTTTATAGATTCTGTATGGCACGATAGAATAGTAAAACCCAAAGTTGGTGAGTTTATTGTTTGTATTCATGAGAAAGGAAAACTGATGGGTGTCCTTCAAGAAGATCAAGTTTTTGTATCGTCCCGTCCAGGGTGTATTCTGTATCGTTTCAGTGAAACAATACAATGGGCATATTTAAATGATTTGTTAGGTATTATGGAGGATTAAATCTCTGAAAAGCAGATTGTTAAACTCGAAAAATTAAATTTTGAAATGGAAAAATTTGATTTAGAAAAAGCGAAAGCTGGGTATCCGGTGTGTACAAGAGACGGGCATGAAGCAAGAATTATATGCTTTGATAGAGAAGGTGGCAATCCTATTGTAGCCTTAGTAAAAGATGCTGATAATGAAACTATCTTCTCTTATGACAATATGGGAAGATATGATAACGATGGAAGGGAATATATGTGTGATCTTTTCATGAAAACTATAAAACAAGAAGCGTGGATAAATTTGTACAAAGATAAAGATGAACGATTATTTCCGGAACTTATTCTTTTTAAATCCGAAAAAGAAGCAAAGGATAGAATGGAATCAGGTGAAAAGTCAAGTCGTTTGTATTACAAAACAGTAAAAATAGAATGGGAAGAGTAAGGTAAAAAAAGCAAAAAAGAATGAATATGGAAATAAAGAAAAAGATATGTCCTAAGTGTGAACAAGAAGATGGATCGGGACAAAATAATATACATGATATGAATCCCGAACATTTTTGCAAATGTCCTATACGGTCTATTATGGAACGAGATGGAGTTTGCTATCTTTGTGCGTTTTGGATCAGACTATATGAAGAGAATAAGAATAATCCCAATTGGTTGATTATAGATGGAGAATCATGGATAGTTTACCCGTTTGTTCCCAATACAAACAACAAAACACGAAGATTCTTGGGTATGGGAGGAAGGATGATGGAGGCTATTTCAAATGATGGGAGAAAAATCATTTCCAATGATTGGTTGCATCAAGGGAAAATCCCAGAAGAATTTAAGGATTTAATGCCTGATAATGCCAAATGGGTAGAATGAGTTTAAGAAAAATACATAGATACAAAACAAACAATATGAATATAGTTGAATTAATAAAAGAGTGTCCAAAGTACACTAAATTGTACACGATTACACATGGAGAAGTCTTACTTGATCATGTTGAGGACAATTGTATTGTTGTGATAACTGAAACATCAAACGGCTTTACAAAATATTTGAAATTGGATGAATTAGGCAGACTTTCAGAACACGGACAGACAGTTTTGTTTCCGTCAACATCAGGAACATGGGATGAGTTTGATGTTACTAAAATAGAAATAAATTCTCCTTTTGTGCCAGGGCAAGTAGCTTACAACGAAGAATTTTGTTCATTTGGTTTTGTGGACATGAACGGCGTTTCCCTTAAAACAAATGAAGGACAAATATTGCCTATTTCCCGTTTGGCTACGGAAAGCGAAATTGATATCTGGAATCAGGAAAATCATAAAAAGCATCTGCATTATTCTCTTGCGAGAAAGAAATTCGTTTACTATTTCTGTCCTTTTGATAAGGTTCTTGTAAGACAAGACAGAAATAAAGAATGGGTGGCAGATTGGTTTTCTCATATTATCAGTACAGAGCCAGAAGAAAGGATATATGTTACCGTAGGAGGTAAATGCTGGGCATATTGCATTCCTTTTGGTGAAGAAACCGCTGATCTTGTAGGATCGGCATGTGATTACGAAGAAAACGAATAACTTTTTAAAAGCAAACAAGATCATGGAACAGAAAACAGTAACAATTCCGTTTGATTTAGAAATGGCGAAAAAAATAAACATAGGGGAAATAGCAGGTCGTATTGTGACAGAGAAAGGACGAAATAGAGCAGAAATCGTATATGAAGACAATTCGTCAATTTGTCCGTTATTGGTTGTAATTCATTCGATTTCTGTATCGGCAGATTGGTTTTCTGCTACAGGAAAAGCAATTAGCGGCGAAAATCGCCTCCTTCTTGAAGTTCCAGAATATATTACATTTAAAGATGGAGAGGTGTTAAGTAATGAAGATGGTAGCTATATCTTTATTTTAAATACACATGGGAAATATTTAACGTCTTTTTATGCCTCTTTAAATCAAAAAGGTATTCTTAAAATAGAAGATGGTTTATCTGCTTGGGAAAATCAGATAGAAAAATACAGATTTGCCACTGAGTCCGAAAGACAAAAGTTGGTTGACGCATTAAAGGCAAGCAAAGAACCTGAAGCTAAAGAGTATCTGAAACGCTTCTTCGGAATTGAAGAAAAGCCGAAATATGAGTTTAAGCCGTTTGACAAAGTGCTGGTAAGAGACGAGGCCGATAAAGAATGGCATATCAGCTTGTTTGCAAGGGAAATTGTGGACGATTCTGATGGATTATCTTATAAGTATGAATGTTTCAATGGAACATTATGGGACTGTTGCATTCCTTTTGAGGGCAATGAACATCTTTTAGAAACTGATGAAAATCCAGAAAAGTGAACGAATTAGTTTACAGAAAAGAAAACCAAGTATTAACCAATAGTAGATTGGTAGCAATGAAGTTTGGGAAAAGACACTCTGATGTTATTAGAGCGATAGAAGATCTTTTAATCAAACTACCTGAAAATGAACGAAAACGCAATTTTGCGCAATTGGAAGAAGATGTTGAAATATCAAACGGTGGTTCTAAGAAATTAAAATTCTACGCAATGACAGAAACAGGATTCACTCTTCTTGTTATGGGATTTACAGGAGAAAAGGCAATCCAGTTTAAATTAGAGTATATCGCAGCTTTCAATAAAATGAAAGAAATCATAAAAAGATCATCTTTGCCTTCCTATCAAATAGATGATCCTATTAAAAGAGCGGAAAAGTGGATAGAGGAACAAAAAGAAAAGAGAGCACTTGAAACAAAAGTAGAAGAACTGTCTATCGAAAACAAGGAAATGGAAAAGAGAATTGAAGAAGATACTCCAAAAGTGATTTTCGCAATGGCTGTAACCGAATCCAAACGATCCTGTCTTGTTGCGGAGCTTGCAAAGATAATCTGTCAAAACGGAATGGAGATCGGACAAAACAGATTATTCAAGTGGTTAAGAAAGAAAGGTTATCTGGGAACAAAAGGAGAATACTACAATCAGCCTATGCAAAGATGGGTAGAAGCAGGAATGTTCGAGATCAAGAAAAGAACGATCACAAAACCGAACGGTGACTTGATTACAGTAAGTACACCTCTTGTAACCGGGAAAGGTCAAGTGTATCTTGTGAACAAGTTCTTGAAAGAATATATCTCAAAATGAAAATTAAAAAATCACCCGATTTGTCGCAATATAATGTTACATTTTAGTCTGAAAATACTGTTTGACACATTATATTGCGACAAATTCACAAAAAGTTTGTTACTTATAAATACTCTCTCCCTCTCTCCTACCCAAATGTTAAAATCAAAAATCCATGTTTTAAGACCAAAAATAACCCTATTTTGGGTCAAAAATATACAATAAGTAAATTCATTTTCGCCTATAGGGGAAGTCGAAAATTCAAAATTTATAAATCATTGATATTTAATAATTTAACTCAAAATCTTATCAGAAATGCACTTTTATCCCTTATTGTAAAAATATACAATAAGTCCAAGTACTGTTTTCTTGTCTCATTTTACCTCAAATGTTAAAACCAATCTGAAAAAGTAATAATAAACGGTTACATTTTAGTAGGAAAATAGTTACAGAAGGTTAAATAAGAGAAACTACCCTTCCAGAAGGCAAAATTCCATTCATTTAGGTGTAATTTATAGCAATCCAGATGTATTTGTAGTAGGAGATTTACCCTATTTTGTAACAATAAACTATTACATTTTAGCTTGTTTTTAGGTATTTGTTGGTATCATTTTAATAGAGATAGCCTTTGTTTACTTTACAAATAGTCAAAATTCAAAAACAGTCGAAAAATAGAGTGATTGAAACCCTACAAAAATCACATAAGTCTGAAAATCAAGAATTTAAAATTTTTCAATTTTGTCCAACCCCTTATATCGAAAAAAGTTTTGAAAACCCGATTTTCCTACTTTCATTTTGATAGAAAAATCAATTGTTTCTATATCATTTTGTCAAAAATAGGAAGATTTTATGAATTGAGCAAAGCGATTGTCCCTCGGAAGGGATGAAGAATCCGCAAGGATTCCCCTTCCGAAAGAGAATAGGATAGACCAACCCACCAAAAATCGCCAATAGGAATTCAAATCCATATTTCTGTACATATCAAGAAAGAAAAACAGGAAAGTCAAACCTATAGGAAAGAAAAGAAATGTCCTACCCCTTTCTCAATAAAAAACCGGCTAAAAAGAAAAAAGGAAGGAAGCCTCATATAAAAGAGATTTTCAAAATTTCTATATATGAGGGTAGCATAACTGAACATGTTATCTATTGTATAGGAGAATAAATACCCTCCCTATCATACTTCTTTTTTTGATAATATTTATAATTGATTGAAATTTAAATAGATAAATAAAAGTATGTCTGTAAAATTTTTGCCAAATGGAATGTAATTAGGAATTTTGTCCACTGTCATGTTAGACTTGGTGATCTATCAAAAAAAGAAAAGCCGGAGGATAAAAAGACAATATTCCTATTGTAACCGTAAAGCAGGATACAGAAAGATTGCCAATAGAAAGACCTTCTAATAATTTTATATAATCTAACTTATTGAAAATCAGAGAGATAAATAATATTGATTTCGGAAAATTCCCCAGAAGAACACTATTTTGAAACTTTTTCTTGTGGCATGTTAGGCACGCCACCTCAATATGGAGATTCCTTAAACAGTCCCTAAAGATACCCTACTAAAACAAAATACCCCCGGATAACCTACTTTTAAGCCCGTTTCAGGCACTTTCTTTTCAAAATGATATACCACTACCACCCAAAAGGAAATAAAGCCTTAAAAACGATTATTTGATATTATGGAATTGGATCACAGGAACGGGAAAAAGGAGAAGCAAAAAGGATATAGAGGGAGTGCCACCTACTTACATACTCCATGTACAAGGATAAAAGGTATAGGAGTGCTTGTGCCAAAATGAAAATTCTATGTATATAGATATATCTATATACATAGAAAAACGTTTCAATCCACGTACCTATATAAGGTACGACAATAAGTGATTTACTCTATTTTAGTGTCAAAAATGAAAAGTATTGAAGTTTTACAGGTGAAAATAGGTACATTTTGGTATTAGTATAGCTCTCAAAAATGGGTCGTACATGGTGCGTTGCAGCACCATAGAGCCATTTTTAAAAACAATAGATATATAACTCCCATAAAGAGATAAGGTAGTATATAGAGTATAAAAATAGATATAGAAGGTGATCAACAACTATAGGAATAGAAGCGAAAAGTAGGAAAGAAACAAAATAGCAAACACTCCGAACACCGCTTGAATAGTGGAAAAGGTAGGATAATAGAAGGATAGGAGGAAAGGATTGGGGGGAGGGTGATGGCAGGTGAGGCGGACAAATATATACACAAACACCTCTAAAATTATAAATTCTAAGTTTCAAAGCTAAATTTTTAAATATGCACCTAATAGAGATATACCAAAGTTTACAAACCATACAAAAGAAATATCTGCATCTAATAAAATCATATAATCTAAATTTTGAAGCATATCCAGAAATACATAAATCTAAAAAGTCACAAATCACATTTTTACACCTACCTACTTATCTAACATTTTCATATTTACATTCCTTTGATTTCCTTCTTTTTCTATTCGTTATAACTTTTTGTTATAAGTTTTTCGGCATACTCTTCACCTTCTTTTCTTCTATTTTTCATAGAATTTTGAGCAATTTGTTGATAATCACTTATTTGTGTAGTTGGTTATTTAGACTCATTCTAAATAAGGTTTTCTTTATTGGTATTGGGTTATAACTATTTGTTTTAAAATTGAGGTTCCGCCCGCGCCGGTGCGCTTTCGCTTCACCTCAATTTTGATATAAGTAACAAACAAAACAAAGAAAAACAATCAAATTAACCTTTCTTAACTATAAAACCTTTGGTATGTAACATTAAAGTGTTACATTTGTAATGTGATAAAGAACTAATAATAACAACTAATTAAATTAACAGGCATTATGAAAGCAAAGAGAATTAGTACAAAGCAAGTACAAGAATTTATTAACAACGAAGAAGAAAGATTTAACGATCAGCCGGCGATAACGGATAACGGCGATAGCAAAGTAACTTCTATCTCCTACGAAGGTAAAGCAATCAAAATTAATTGCTTGCTATCAAATACGAAGGTTTGCAAATGGGATAAAAAATACCCGGAAAATCATAATCACTATATAATAACGGTGAGCTATGAAGGCAAAAAATTATCTTTTGATTGGTTCGATAGTTTTCGAAATTTCCGTTGTGGCGTTACTGACAAAGATAGAAAGGAAATAATAGAAATGTTTTATTCGTTTTTACAGGACATTCTTTACAAAAACGAATTTTTAGACAAAAACGAATTTTGCCAGCAAGAAGGAAATGCGCCTACTTTATGGAATGCGTTATGTAAGCAAGAAAATAAATATAATAGAGTGTTTGAAGGCGTTGATATTTACGAACTTGCAAACAATTTGCGAGAAACATTTGATTTTTAAGGATTTAAAGCGATAAGGATATGAAAACAAAGTATATTTATAAGGGTGAAGAAATTTTACACAGTACGTTTATTTCTCTATGTCGAAAAATTGGTGTAAATGGTGGGAGAAAATTTACTACTTTGGAGAAATTGCAGCAAGAAGCAAACAAAGGAAACGAAAAAGCGATTGAACTATTATCAAATTTGCAAATACAATGAATAGGGTGTATAAATGGATAGTTGACGGGCTGGAGTTCTCCAGCCTTCAAAAAGCAAAGCAATTTTGTAGGGAAAGTAAAACAGGTGCTAAAGGTATTTATGGAGTTGGCAGGAACGGAAATAATGTAACTTTTACACCTATTGAGAGCACAAAGCGCGGCATTTCCTTTGGAAAGTCCTATAAAATAAATGTAAATAATACACTTTAATAAACAGTTAAACAACAAAGTTATGAAGATGAAGGCTATACAAATAATATTGGAAGGGTTGAAAGTGGTATTTATTTCTTTCGTTATCGCTCTTATTGTTCTATTTGTTGATGAAAGGAACTTTTTGCATGTTATCTTATCGGTTCCTATTGTTTTAATTTTACTTTATATTTTGGTTGAAAAATCGTTTATAAGTAACAAACAAAACAAAGAAAAACAATCAAATTAACCTTTCTTAACTATAAAACCTTTGGTATGTAACATTAAAGTGTTACATTTGTAATGTAAATAATAACATAAATAATAAAGATCATGAGAACAAAAGAACAAATTTTTGAATTTATTGCTACAGAACTGAAAAACAACAATACTATTGTTGTAGCAACTTTGGGCAATGGAGGTGGTGGATTAACCCTATTACAGGGTGATTGTGTAGAATTTATTGAGGAGCTTAAAACCTACTCTTTTGACGGAAAAGAGAAAGGCTGCTTAGATATAGTTGAAAGCGAATATGTAGAGGCAGCAAGCGAAATATATCAATTTTCCGGGAAAGACGGGTATAAAGTACAAATTTTAACTTATTAATAAAGCAACTAACTAAACTAATTAAGCAAGGTGCGCAAACCTTGACAAAACGCGATTAAGTTATGACAACTACAGTAAATAACAACGAAAACAAGGTAACTGTAAATCGTATTGGTTTTTCTGGATTATTTTCTAAGTTCTTTAAAGAGGACACACAAGTATATGATTATCTTTTTGAAGGCGGTAAATGTTATTCCTTGGCCTACTATATTGGGTTAAATGATGATTGCAAAAACGGACATTTAACCTTTAGTTTTACCGGCGAAATTAAAGTTAAAAAAAGAAATGGAAGGTTTTACACTTATATAAGTGGCGCGATTGCTGATGCAATTGCCTATTTTAAACCGGAACTTGAAAAATTTAATCGGTTACATGGTTTTAATCATTTGGGACAACCAATGTTTATAGATGACATTCGCTTTCATATCAATGAAGGCAAAACAAATGAACAAATAGCGGAAATGTATAATATTTCTAATTTGGAAGCTATCGAAATATTACGTAACGCTTCAGACAACAAAGATTTATTTCACTACCTTGTTTTTCACTTGGGCGTTGCTGATGCTTGGGAAAAGCAAGCAAAAGAAGCTATCCGGGAAATGGAAGCAAAAACGGGCTTAACTTTGAAAATTGAAAATAAGGATAAAGTTTACAAGCAATTTGACGCAGAAAAGTGTAACGACATGGACTATTTGTTTAAACATGGTTACGCGACAAAAGAAATGAAACAAGCGCGTGAAGAAACTGCAAGAACAAAGAAACGGTTAGAAGAACTTGCAGAGATTGAAAAAGAGTTTGCCAAAAGTGTAGAAAAAGCAAAAAGAATTTACGAAGTAAAAAAGGCGGTTGTCTCTTTCGGCATAAGTTGGGATAACGTTACCCTTTACGATTATAAAAACGAACTTTGTTTTAATTGGTTAGATTGCTGTGAAAAGGTTCCTTCTGATTTAATCAACGAACTTGTGTGCAGTAATACTTTACCGGAAGGAATAGAGGTAACGAACCTGGACAAAGGTAGGGAGTAATAACCCTACCTATTTTATCAATCAATCCATAAAGCATAAACAATTTATTAACAATAATATAAACTAATAGGAGATAATAAAATGAAAGCAACTAATAACAGTACAAATACTTTATTCATGGAAATTTTTTTAGAATTGTTGGAAATCGCAAAAGCATACTTCCAGGAACTTTTTAAAAACGAAAAACCTGGTGTATATACATTGAAAGGCATTTACACTTACATTGAAAGCTGTGAGAGCTTAGAAACAAAGCAAGGGAAAGCAGAAAGACTAACAGAGAAAGAAAAAGATCAAGCGATAAAATATTATACAAAAAGCCCTTATTATTCTAATATTGACCCTATTTTTGAAAATAGCGTGTTTTATATATGTAAGGTATCTAATAACATTGTTTCTATTGAAAAAGATAATTTCAAATGTAGCTTTGACGTGATCAAAGTGTTTGAATATCTGGAGAGGTTTAAGCAATTGTCAGGTTCAAAAGAAAAATTAGAATTTGTCAAAGAAAGAAACCAGGCGCAAGAAAGCGAGGATAATTGTATTTGCTCTTTTGATATTGAATTTAACAAGAAAGACAAAACGTTTCTAACTGCAAAAACCAAAAGTTCAAATCACTATATTGATAACAATATTTTAATAGATATAAACTTAGGCAAAATATATGCTACTGATTCGTTTATTTGTAAAAGTAGAAATGTGAAAATATCTAATTTTTTTGGCAATTGGGATAAGCATATATGTATATCTTTTGACATCTTTAAAAAGGTAGTAGGAAAAGAATGTCATATTGTTGTTAACTGTGACGATAAAGAGGGTCAAATAGTCGTAACGATCGTAACAGATAAAGGCGAAACGTTTGAGTGTCGCTACAATGATTCCAATAAGAATGTAAATATAGAGAATGTTTACCCTATTTTATACAAGGAATTAAAATTGACAGTTAAGGACAGCAAACAGTTTACAAAGGATTTAAAAACTATATCTAAAGTCTCCGAATTTGTTTCTTTCGAGATAGAAAAAGGATCAGACCGATTAAGAGTAAATTATATTACAGAATTAGGAATAAGTGATACAGATAATAAATACGGAGAATTGTTTGTACAATTGTCTGAACCGTCTAATTTTACTTATAGATCAGATAACAGATTAAATAAGGTACTTTCTTGTCTGGACGGTTGGAACGGCGAAATATACTTTACAAAAGAATATAGTTATTGTAAACTTTCTTTTGTCTCTGACAACTGTGATAACTGCTTTATGATTGATAGCAAAAACGATTTTTTTAATCCAATTAGAGATAAGAACGATTATTTCCCGGATAAGTTAACACCTGTTTATTGTGGAAAAGAAACAAAAGAACCGGACACAGATACTAAGCCTGTAAGAACGCCGGAAATCAAAAATGATACAAACCTACAGGAGAGCAAAGAAAGTACTGCAAACGTAACAGAAATAAGCGAAAAAGAAAAAGAGTTTGAATTATTGGAAGCTGACAAGGAATATTTTACTGGGTGTTCTTTAGGTGAGGTAAGCGCATGTTTGAATAGCAAAGGTTTGAGTGTTGCTATAGACAAAGATAATAATATTTTTTGTGTCCCTAAAGGCGGTGACAGTCTTATACGTGAAGTTCGTGTTTGGGCTTATACAAAACTTTTGGAAATAAATACAAAAGTAGGTGTTCACGTAGAAAAGGATATAGATCAGACCGTTGCGTTTAGTGAGTTCTTAAATAATTGTCTGCTGTCTGTAAGGCAACATGCTACAAACAAAGTATTTTCCTTTTTGGAGAAAGAAGGCTATCATTGGGAGCAACCAAACACACAAACATTCCACCTATTTAAGAACGGAAAAGAAAAGGCGTTTAAAAATGAATTTGAAGCATATAACTTTGTCCGAGACAAAGAGAATGAAAGTTACTTTGCTTTTAATGTCTCTGACTATACGGATGATATGATAGAAGTAACCGGACTCGACTTGGAAAGCATCTCATCTAAAGTAAAACAGGATAGCTCAAAAGAGTTAAAAGTTATACAGGATATAAAGCTATATGATAAAACCGGGAAAATAGTGTTTACTTATGGTGATGGAAATACAAATACTATAATAGAAACAACTTTCAACGGCGACAGTGTGTTGCAAAGTGTATTACAAAAGATAAACGAAAGCATGTAACGCTATGATCCGGTTAAACAAATTCCTTTCCTTGTTTGTCTCTAAAAGGCAGATAAGGAAAGAAAAAGGAAAGAATAGAATGAAGTATTACACAAAAGACAATGTTAAGTTTGTAACATGGAAATACAATGCCGGCGTGCCGTGCTTCTATTTGAACAAATCTGTAGATATTGTGAATGTACTTCTATTGAATGATTCAAAAAAGTTACAAGGTTTTTTCTATAAAGGATATTTTGTGAAGAATATCCTAAAGAAAAACAAAAAGAAATTTTTGCCGGGCAACTTTTATCAGTTCCTTTATAAATTGGTATATGTCGGCTACAAAATAGAAAACGGAGAAAGACTGAAAATGTATCAGCTTAAAGAGGTTGCATATTTTGAAAGTGTTTAGCCTTTCCAAAGAAAAAGATTTGTATATCTTTGCTATGTGTAGAAAATTTTATGTTTGTTATATTATTAGTTTAGTTATTCAATTGGTATTTAGTAGTTTAATTAGTTTATGTTATTATTTTGTCCTTACCGGTACGCGATGTATAGGTAAGGACTTTTGTTTTTGTCCTTTCTTTAGTGTAGTTTTGTCACATAATAACCATTAAATTTTTGTCAAAATGAAACTACAAAAGTCTGTAGACAAACCTTCTATAGTTTGCGATAACTGTAGATACAAAATCGAATGTCCTTATGTGGACAAATCAGAATGTTTTGAATATAATAGTGCACAGCTTTCCAAATCTCAAATCGAAGAATTGAACAATGCAGAAGGGGAAACAACTTACTAATAAAGATTTACCGGCTATTTCCCAAAAGGACTTTGTGGAAATAATAGAACAAGCTCCAGAAGTGATCCAGACCGCTTCCAGTGAGCTAAAAAACGCTTTTGTCGCTTTGGAAACGGCAGAAAGGGCACTATCTGAATCGTCTTACCGTTTCTTTGTCTTTGAAGGTAAGGACGGGGAGGAGATCACGGCCGACTTAAAAAGCTATTCTGCAAAGGGTTTTATCCTTCGTCACGGTGGAAAGGAATCGGACGTAAAGAAAGCACAACGACATAAAGAAATGTATGTTATACCTCTCATAGAAGAAATAAAGAGGTGCAAAGAGGTATTCAACGACATTTACCGAAAAGAAATGCTTTCATCTGTCACGCCGGAAATCATGTCCTATATCGTGAAACTGTTTGGGGAGATGAACGGCGTTGATGATGTCCAGAAAATCCTAAAGGAAGAAAAGAAGATAAAACTTACCCAAAAGGAACTGCAAGCCATCTTTGCCAAAAAGAAAGCGGAAATCGAAAGCAAACGTGCCGTATTTCTTGCTTCATCCAATCAATATAAGGTAGCAACGGAAGCCGGTAGGCTACAGATCATAAACACTATCATAATAGACCTACAGCACCGGTATCAAAAATATCTTGCAGAAGAAAAGGAAGAAAAGGCATTGATATTCGAGCGGGAAATAAGAAACATGCTGGAGCAAGCCCGGAAAGAAGTAAAGGGAAATGAACTAAAACTGACTGTAGACGGGAAAATAGATATTGTCGCTACCTTGCATGGACAAGAAAACGTTTCTCGTGTATTTCGAACACTTCCTATCAATTCTATCATAATAGGTCTTGTCGCTGCAAAATCAGGTCTTGACCCTACAGTATTAGTGCACCAACTTGCAACAAGTTACTATAAGGACTTCAATGGTTTCAACAAAACAATTCTTGGTAGGGAAAAGATCATGCTTCCGGGTGACCTGATTCGTGCGGCCAATTGGGACGAGTTGGAAAAGCAAAATCAGAAGTTCTTAGACGAAATGACGCCTTATGAAGTACAGGAGGCTACTTATATAGATGATGAAAGAAAAGCCTCTGTAAAGGACAGATTAAAGGCTTTACGACTTAAATAGGGAAAGGGAGCTATGACGAACAAGGAAAGAAAGATAAACCTCTATATAAAAAGAGTGGAAAGGTTCAACGAGCTTTGTCCCTCCAACGGTTTCCTGTGGGGAAGTACGATCATTAAACCTATTACAAGACGGAATTTGAAAATAGCCCTGTCGGGAGAAAAAGAAGAAAGTATAGACCGGAAGATAAAAGGAATAGAAAAGTTTATAAAGTATCTGGAAGGTGATGCGGGCAGTGACGGAAGGAAAAGAATGCTGCCGGAACTGAAAAAGTATCTGATAAACGTAAAGGACGCGAAAATAAAAATATCCCCATCTATAAAAGTATTTGTAAATGGGGATATAAGATCGCGTTTGTCTCTTTTGGAAAAGAAAGACGGGAAATGGACTGTATCGGACTATCGAGGAACGGTATTGAAACTGAAAAATCAAGAATCAGCCCTTCAAAGGGAAATCTTGTTCAGATTGAAAGCAAAATATGACCGGTCGATCATACCCAATACAAAAACTATTTTCCGGGCTTATTCTTAACCTAAGTACATTTCCCCATGATATTCTATATGTTTGGAATTGATAGGGAGATTGATTACTTTTGCACTATTCCAAACAGGAATGACATTCTTTACCGGGATGATTGCAGGTTTCTTTTTTGGGAGTTTCAACAGGTAATCATATATCAATTTGCACCGATATAATTTGACGCTTCACCGTTCCGACCAATGTCGGCAACTCCGCGTCCTCTACCCGGTTTACCACCGGTGAAATATTTTCTTGACTTAGAAGATTCTGTTTTTCTAAGCCAAATTTTTTAATGTTTTGTGCTGCAAGTAAATCTCTATCATTTTCAGAACCACAACAAGGGCATGTCCACTTTCTATCTGAAAGTTTTAAATCTTTATTAATATACCCACAAGAGCACATCTTTGAAGAAGGTTCAAACCTTCCTATTCTAATAAGATTTACTCCGTTCCATTCTGCTTTATATTGCAGCATTCTAAAAAATTCATTCCAAGAAACGGAAGAAATACCCTTTGCAAGACAATGATTTTTTAACATTCCTTCTACATTCAAATCTTCGATAATAACAGTTTGGTTCTCACTGATTATTCTTTTAGAAACTTTATGCAGAAAATCTTGTCTACGGTTTTTTATTCTTTCATGACAGATAGCAATAGCCAATTTTGCCTTTTTATATCTGTTACTTCCTTTCTTTTTTCTTGAAAGCCTTCTTTGTAAGCAAGCTAATCTTTTGGAAGATTTTTCAAGATATTTTGGATTTTGGAAAACTTGTCCATTCGACAAAACAGCAAAATCTTTTAGACCAACATCTATTCCGACAGAAGTAGAATACATAATAGGATTCTTTTCAGGTAAAGAATTTCCATCTTCTACCAATACACTTACATAATATTTACCAGTAGAAGATTTTGAAATTGTTATCGTTCCTATCTTCCCTTCAAAAGAACGGTTTTTGTAAAACTTTACCCAGCCTAAAATCGGAATTTTGATTTTACTGTTTTCAAAATCAATCTTAACAGAATTGATATTTTTGAAAGTTGACTTGTCACGATGCTTAGATTTAAATTTAGGGAATCCAGTATGTTCTCTAAAAAATTTCGTAAAAGCAGAATCTAAACATCTTATAGATTGCTGCAAAGATTCGTTTGAAACTTCTTTAAGCCAAAAATAATCTTCTTTTTGTTTTAACAAAGTAAGCTCTTTACATAAATCAACAGCAGATAGAGACTTTTTACTTTCTTGGTATGCTTTTATTTTCAGATCAAGTGCCCAGTTATAGATATAACGACAACAGCCAAAAGTCTTTTCCATTTGAATGATTTGGCTTTTGGTAGGATTTAACCTATATTTGAACGATTTAATCATGATGCAAATATACAAAATTAAAGTAAAATGGATTCTATTTACTTTATGTTTTAAAGCATTACTATTAGTTTTTAAAAACGAAAGGGCTAAGAACCGATTTTTACAGATTGCGTTCAAAGCCCTTTCTTAATTAACGTAATTTACTAACAACGAGATTGTTAATGCGCCTACTCTGTTAAGGATTTTCGGCATCCTCCTTTATTAAAACTTAGATTTGTTCATAGAGGAATTTAGAATAGATTTTTGCTATTTCATGCTCCCACCTCCTTTCTTTTAATGGGTTTGCAACTCGATTAACTATAAACAATTATACAGGAAAATCAAGAAGATTTATTTCTGTTTTGTCTAATTAATTGTATTGTTTTGCCCAATAATTTCATTTCTTCCACATTGAATCTATTCCCTCTGATAAAATTACATTCAGCGCAAGCGGGAACAATATTATCTATTGTATGTGGTTTAGAGTTATCTATTCTATCGCAGCCAACATTTTTAATAGTGCCGCAATAGATACATTTTTGTCCAAATATATTTTTCAGAATATAATCAGGAGTTAAATCACATTCTTTTCCAGTGAACCCTATTTGTTTGTCTTTTACTTTATATTCTCTAATCATTTTAGAGGCTTTTGTTCTTGGATTGATTACAGTTTTATAATCTTTTGGAGATTTATCAATTCTTAATTCTTTTAAATCTCCAAATAGCACCTTTTCAATAGAACACTCTCCTTTTAAATATTTTTTGAAATATAGATTTTTTATAGCATTTAAACTTCTATCATTTAATTCTGCCCATTCTTTTAAAGAAAGACATTTTCCTTTATACTCAATTTTAATGCTATTGGTTTTGTTATTAAAATGATCGTATTCCTCTTTTGACACCCAACATGTGTTTTCTGGACAGAATGGTTTGTGTACATCTTTTCTTCTGAAAACATATCCATCTTTGTATTGTGGCAAAGAATCTTCTAAAAACAATTTAAAAGATTTCCACCTTTCGCAAACACCAATATTTTTGCCCTTTTGGGTGTAATTCATGCCTCTCCATGAGTTAAATATATATGGATATTTTTCTTTTAAATCACCAATATAATTAGGGTTCTTTTTCTTTGTTTCTATTGCTTTTTGAATGATTTTAGCTCTTATATCCACAGGAAGATCAGAAGGGATACCCTTTATAAATCTTCCCCTTTCATCTCTGTTATTTTGATATAAATCTTCTTTCATAATACTGTAATCCAAATATCTTCCTTTGAAGAAGAAAGTTTAGAATATACTTTTTCAAACGCTTCTTTGATAGAAGTGAGTCTTCCTATTTCTGTATTAAATCCTACTCCTATACACCCTTCTACGTTATCGGCAGTGGCGGCAGAATGAATCAAAATTCCAGAGAATCCTTTCACTCCTTCCAATCTTGGAACCTTCCCTTTGCATACATTCATATAAAATTCCTTTTGGCTGAATTTAGGGGAAACCACATTCATAAGAACTTTATATCTTCCGGTAGGGATAGCCGTCTGTCCATATATTTTTTTAGATTTTATTTCTTCTTCTGACATATTTTGTGTCAGCCCTCTGTCGGTGTCTTCAATGGTGTTACAAATAAATTCACCATCAATATACAACCTTCCTATTGTATATTTTCCTTTTTTCCATTTTCTATCTACTTTAATTTCCATAACTAATTGATTTTAAAAAAGTTTATAGCAAATTAATCATATCGTCTACTGTTACTTCCTTTAGGTTTACGCCGGGATATTCATCTTTGATCAGTTCATCTATGTATTCCACGTCTTCAAACCTTTCCTGTTGGATCAAGAGGTTTCTAAAACCGATAAGGTAGTTAAGCCTTACAGAATCAATTCTTGAATCTATTGCCATGCAATAGTATTTCAAGTTCTTCACTCTTAACCAAAGAATAAAAACAGTTCCCAATAGAAAAACTGCTATTATACCCAGTAATACAATGCAAATTGTCGAAAATTCCATGTCTTTTATCGTTTGTAAGCCATTTTCTCTAATTTTACAGTAGTCATATTCTCTGGGATTGTTTTAAGGCGTTTATAACGCCCTCTTTCAATCCGTTCTATAAATCCTGCTCTGTAAAGATATGTAATAGTTTTTCTAAGTGTACCGTTAAAGAATAAATTACATCTCGACACATCGTAAAATTCAAACGGACGGTCTATGGAATTAATATGTCTAATGAGCTTTTGAAGCTCTGTTTCTTTCTTTCTGCTCATGTCTTGTTGTTTTTAAATTGTACTTGTGAAAAAGTAGGAAAACATATCTTCACAGACCGGCTTTCCCAAAATGAATCTTAACTATTATGGAAAATATAAACTGTTTGGTAACTATATACCAGTTTGCACCGGTACATATTAGTTAATAAATTTCTTAACTGGGTTATACCCAAACCCTGTATAGGGTGGCATTACTACATCCCCTTTTACTTTTCTCATGATGTTATAACTTCCGTTGACATCAGCATTAAGTAAGATTCCATCTTTGGTTCTAAAAAGCCCTCTCTTAATTCTTTTACCAACGTAAGTATCATGGTGTTCCACAGATTCTAAATCAAAAGAACTGCATTTTGACGTATGAGATTCGTTTACTTCAACAAATCTTAGCCCTTGTCTTTCTGATTTATACCTTAACATTGATATGAACATATCGAAAGGAATTGAAACAAAATTCTGATTGTTTCTTTTCCCAAGATTGGATTCTTGCTTCCATCCATCATTATGTCCGACTATCAATGTTGTTATATTATCTTCCAAACAAGTATTGATTATTTCTTTACTTGCCTTGTGAAGATAATCCTTTACTTTGTTGTTTCTCTTTCTTGTAAGAGACATTAACCGTCTTGAATTTTCTTTTCCATTTACTTTTTTTAATTGTTGTTGAATTTTCGATCTTTTCTTGTTGTAATACTGATTGATGGATTTTAATTTCCTTCCATCAATCAAAACAGGTTTATTGTTTGTATTAGTTACAATAGAAGCTAAATTGTTTACACCCAAATCAATAGACATGATCCTATTGTTATCGGGAAGCTGTTCTTTTACAGAAGATTCATAAACAACTTCTATAGAATAACAATCTGCTTTAGGAATAAATCGAACTTGTTTTACAGAACCTTCTTTGCAATTCGTTTTCAAAGGTGACAATCCTTCTTTCTTTGGAAAGAAAATATAATCGCCTCTGTGTTTAAACTGTGCATAAGAATAAGAAAATACATTTCTACCTTTTGTTTTATGTTTATATCTCGGAAATTTTGGACAACCGGTAAACTTTTTGTTATCCCGTTTCCAAGACTTGATAGCAGAAAAATAAGATTTTAGGTTCTTGTCTAAAGCCATAAGAACTTGTTGAGAAGATGATCCACTCATTGCTCTATAATCTATATTATTTTCTGCTACCATTTTCTTATTAAGTTCTCCTGCTCTTATCCACTTCCCCGTACAAAGAAACTCTTGTTTTATTGTATATAAAGCAGCATTATACAAGTTCTTAGACAAGAAACAAATTCGATCTAAATCTTTGTATCTCTTATCATTTACAGAAATAATATGTTGTTCTACCAAATACATGGCGCAAATATAAATAGAATATTTGAAATTTCCTATTTAAAATCTACAACTTTAAATATTTCTGTAAACTGGTATATAGTTACCAACTGTTTTTATTCTATTTCATTCATTTTCATGTGACTTAAAATATGTACGATTACATCTACTGTCCAGCCGTTACCTAGCATCTTGTATTGTTGAGTGTTGCTGCATTGCCATTTGTACCACTCAGGAATGGTTTGCAATCTTGCGCATTCAGTAGGAGTAAGTCTTCGTATGCAGAAATTATCTAACACAGCATGATTCCCACAACTCATGTTTGCCAAAACCGCAGGGGATATTCCTTGTGGATCATATATCCTGTTCTGTTGTCTTGGTTGTTTCCCAAATTCATTTGTTTTGTTCAACTGGATTACTTTTCTTGAAGGAATACTTACCAAATCATATACGCCTTTTCCACCTACTCGTATGGTTTGGGGTTTGTCAGAAGGATTTCTTATGTCTGCACCGAGCCCGTTTTTCTTTTCTTTGTTTCTTTCTTTGTGAAGTTCGATCCCTTTAAGAGCCTTTTCAGAAAGAAAGAAGTGTTCATCCACTTCATCTTCCAATATATCTCTTAAAAACAATCCTTCATCTTTAGGTTGCGGAATGTTTCCGCCATTTATGTTCGTCCAATATATCCTTTTCCTGCTTTGAGCAGATACAAGAGATGAATTAATATGGATACCTTGTGTTTCAATGGCTTTATTAAAAACAGACTCCCATTTCTTTCCCATTTCTACATTTTCCAATAGAAACAATATATTGGGGTTTATCTTCTTTGCTTCTTCCAAAATACGAACAAATTCCCAAAACAGATAAGATTGACCTGTAAACTCAACTCCTTTGCTTTTTAGGTCAAGATATTGCTCCAAAGAAAGGACTTCAATGTTTTCTTTTGTAGAAAGACCTTCTCTTTTGCCAATCATAGATAAATTGTAGCAAGGACTTCCACCTAAAATCAAATCTATTTTCTCTAAATCAGCTACCTTTATATTCCTTACATCTCCTAATTGGATTGTATCAGGAAAGTTAAGCTGGGTTTGTTTTATTGCAAACTTGTCTATCTCACTTGCATAATATATGTCGGGTTCAATCCCCAATTGCTTCAACGCTATCTGTCCACAGGACATCCCGTCAAACAAGCTAAGTACATTCATGACATTAATCTATTTCTATATATGTTTCTATTTCTGTAAGAGTGACGGATTTAATAACCAGATCATTAATATCTGACAGAAAATCAAAATACAGCTTTGTTCTTTCTATGGCTTCCGTATCGGAATCGGATTTAACCATCAAAACAGCTTTCTGCATTTTTACTTTTCCTTTAGGGGTCGCTTCTGGATAGTAGGAAACGACTTTGAAAAATTTCTCTCCCTCTCCTACTACAGAAATAATGTCTGTTTCCTTGATAGGAGAAATCCTAAAATCTTCATTTGTTTCTTTGCTTCCCCAATCAGTAGTGATCGCTTCTACTTCCGTATAGGTGTAAGCCCTGACAAGAATAGTTCTTTTAATAGGTATTCTTGGAGGTTTAAAACCGTCCGGATTGTCTGTCCAGTAATTTATAGTTGATTCGAAATACATAATGTTTTAGATTAATGATTGTAAAATAATTCCTTTTGTAAAATCGCATTCTTCGCTACCTCTTGGAATGATAACGAAATTCTTAGACGGTGATTCCATCTTAAAATTGTAGGTTATTTCCGGGTCGGGAAGGAAAGATGCTTTTTCTATGTACAGAAACTTTTTGGCTTTCTTTCTCCATGCGGAAAAATCATAGGAGAAAAGCGGTATCCCTTCTGCCGACAACAAAGACATCCAGTTTCCCCACATATCCATTACAAGAAGTCCTGCTGTTGCCTTGAAGCTGTCGCCGGTATTTAAAGTAAAATTCATTACATGGTTGTAATCGTCTTTGATACACTCTGCAAGCTCCCTCCCAAATTCTGAATGATTTTTTAATGTGACTGCAAGAGTGAGATGCCCGGTTTCATATATCTCATCACATCTCATGGCTCTTGCGTCGCTGTCTAAAGCAACAAGGACATCTTTTGTGATTCCGTCATTCTTCCCCATCTTCCTTTTTATTAGGAATAAGAAGAACAGACGGTACGCCATTGCAACCTTGGTTCAAAGGTATTTCATTCCATTTGCCTTTTGTAATGGCTTTCACTTTCAAGAATACATCCAAAGGAACGCCCAGCATTAACGGTTGCGGTTTATAGGAATTATCCTTTTCCCATTTTGCCACTTGGAGTTCGATGTTTGTCTTTACAGCTTCCATAGAAGGCAGATAGGATTCCAGTCCTTTTATTTTGTTTGCATTGAAAAGCGATACTTTCCCGTTTTCATGGGGGACAATGATATAAAATTTATTCTTTTTCATCTTCTTCTTAATTTTTGATGTTGCAAATGTAACAGTATAATGTTACATAAAAGCTCTTTTGTAGTTAAAATATGTAAAATTGTCAGTTTTTCTTTCTTTTGTTTGTTACTTATAAACATTATTCTCCTGTTTCTATATGGCAATAAACCAGTTCTTCTTTTGCCCTTGTAATAGCAACAAATTTCAAACATTCTTCTGCATATAGAGCTTTAGATGTCTTTGCAAATTTAGAAGGAATGAGTTCAGGGTTTAAAAAGAAAACCCGTTTTGCTTCCAATCCTTTGCTTTTATGTATGGTAGAGAGAATGATGCCGGTTTTATCGTCAGAGAAAATGTTTTTGATCTTTTGCTTCAAAGCTAAAAAAGAACCGGGGAAACGCTTATACAAGATTTCAATGATAGAAACTTTTTCTTTCAATGCCACATAAGAAGCGTTGTTGGTAATAGCGATTTCAGACAGACCTTTTCCTTTTAATTTAGAGACTTTATCGTCTAATAGGAGGTATAGGTCGTCCAAGCGTTCCTGTCCATCTAAAAGCCGGCAAAGACTTTCTCCAAAATCCCGTCCCATGATGGATGCTTTCTTTCCTTTTTCTAATAGCATAATAAAAGTAGCAACTAATGGATAGTTGTTCCGGCAAAGAATAAAATCTCCGCTTTCGGCTTCAAAAATATCACCACTTCTTATGACACCTTCTATTGCTGTGGGAACACATTCAGTACCAGGAAATACTTCGTTTGCTTTTTCAACAATTTTCTTTGCGCACCGGTAAGTAACAGAAAGGGGAAGGCAAATGGTATTGGACATTCTTTTTATAGAATTGAATACGTCCAAATCGGAACCCATGAAATTATAAATAAGCTGTTTTGAATCTCCTACGGCAATAAATCTACCTCTTGGTTTGATGTATCTTTGTAAAATTTCCTTTTGAAGTGTAAACGAATCCTGGGATTCATCCAGCATAACAACTTGATACTTAGGAAAGTTCATTTCATCCACAAAATTATATGGAATCCATAACATATCTGGAAAGTCCATTTTGAAAGATTTGTTGTCTTGTATTTTGGCACAATCCTTTCTCCACCTTTCATTGATTTTATTCAGATCATTTATCATTGAATTTTCATAATCCAAATCATATTCAATACAAAGCGCAGAGACATTTCTTTCGTTGATTTCACAAAGCGACAGCCTAATCTTTTCCCACAATTCTTGTAAGGCAAAATAATATCGCATTTTCTCTTTGTATTCCTTCTTCCTAAAATCAAATAATTCCATACAAAGAGAAAAGCATTTGTTTTCTTCAAGCTGCATTCGGAATCGAAAATTTTTCATTAATGTACGAAGTCCCATTGAATGAAAAGTGTTGCACTCTACTGTAGTAGGTAGTTTTGTTTTTAGCTCTTCTGCAATACTTTTGTTAAAAGCCATAAACAAACAACTTGTACCTACTGGTGTTCTGTTACATAACGCTTTGAGTGTAGCCGTTTTACCTGAATTATGTGTAATTGTAAAATCACCTAAAAGAAATCTTTCATCTTTATCCACTTTAAATCCATACCATTCTCCAACTCCAATTTCTTTTATCCAAAACCCCGTTCTAAGAACTGATTTTATCTGTTTTCTTTCTTTTGCTTTTCTTCTTTCTACTTTTGTAGGGATAATATCAAGATCACCACTAATATTTATACTATGATAAACTCCTTCAAAATTTAAAGATTTTATTCTTCCTATTCTTTTTTTGCTATACGCAGCTAAGCCAAGACTTCTACATACATATACAATTAAATCAGAAATCTCTTTATATTTAGTTATGATAACAAAAAAATTGTTATTCAAATGCCCATCTCCATCTAATATACCCGCTATAAGTTTTAGTCTGTTTTCTCGTGAGTTTATCATATATTCTTTTGGAATATCCAAATGCCCTTTTTCTTTCACAAAATCTTTTAATATAGCTCTAATTGGATTTATTCTACCTTTTTTTAATTTTACATTTATACGAAAACATCCTTTTTCTTTTATCTTGCAAATGGAAACTTTTTCACCTTTAAATTTAAAATTTTCAAGATAATCCATTAATACAGTGTCGTTTTCATTTATAGAAAAATTAGAAACACTATCTTTGCGCTTCCCACCTTCTGCTATCCACAATCCCACAAAATAAGGGTCAAGCGGTAAATTTTGTTCTGGAAAATCGGCTCCAACTCTTTGTAATTGAAGTTTCATTTTTGCTCCTGTTGTTTTTTCGACAGGTCTTGTTAGTATTTTATTTATAGAATAATCTACTAAAGGATTTAACTGATTCTCTTTTTTCTTTATTTTATTGTTTCTTGCTATGTTTTGATCGTAAACGGTCAATAAATGTTCACTATTGCAAATCCAACTATCGCCCTTAACTGGTTTTATTTCATATAATTTGTCTATACCGTTTGATACAGATAGAACATTCCTTGGAGTTGAATCGGCTCCCATCACCTGATCACCTATTTTTATGTCTTGCACAAATTTAATTGAACCATCGTGCATCAAAATAGGTGTATCTTTCCCTAAACATCCCGCCGTTGCTTCTATTACTATGTTTTTATTGGTATTCTCGTAAGCATCGAAAATAGCCAATTGATACTTGCTCCATTTCATAATTCTTTTCGTTTGCTTTTATTGCTGTTAGTCTTCTTTTCTTAGATAGTGTAGGAACTCAAACGGCTCTCTTATGCCATCCAAATATTCTTCGTCCCATTCGTTATCGTACGCTTCCCTTTCAAAAGAAATGTTTCTGTAAGCCTCTTTAAAACTCTTGTATTGAATTAATCTTACAACCCATTCTATCCCATACCACAAAAAGAAAGGTAGGACAAGAAGCTCTATTTGCTGTTTTAGATGAATTGATTCATGGTTTATTATTCTTTCTGCCAATGGTTTATATTCTTTCCTTGCAAAAATAAAAGGAAAAACGGCCATTGCTACATATCCCTTGAAAGGGATCAGCTTATTATACACGACGATCTTTTTCATATTTACTGAATTTTTTGTAATCCGCTAAATAGTCGGCAATGAAATTTCCACAAACAATAGGATCATTGTAATCTTTCTTATGTCCCGGAATCCATTTGACCTTTATTCTTAGTTTTGCGTGTTTCAAAACTTCCATGAAGATTTTGTCCCACAAGTCCTGATTCTCTACACGCAAGTCTTCTTTCACCCAATCTACGAATCTGTATTTTAATTGATCAGCTACGTATTGGCTGTCTATATAGAAGGTAACGGTTGCCCTTAAATCCTTTTTAATAGCCTTTAAAGCCATTAGAACGGCTTCCGTTTCCCTTCTGCCTATGGTGGTATGAGAAAACCCTTTTCTTATGTGATATTCCTTGTCTTTCCATTTGATGTAAACGGCAGACCCACCCAGCCTTTTAGGATGTTTTGCATAGCAACTGCCGTCTGTCCAAACTTCAAGAACCTTTCCTTTTCTTTGCTTTTTCGCCATAACTTTTTAAAATCATCAGACTTGAATCGTCCTCAAAACCCTTATTCAACATATCGGTTACCGATTTTTTGTTTTTCAGCATTTCCCATAAATCCTTGTCTATGGTAGAAGATGAAAGCAAGTATTGGATTGTGACCGGATTTTCCTGTCCGCTCCTTTCCAATCTTCCTATTACCTGTACAAGATCACTTGGTCGAGGTGGCAATTCCAAAATAGCCATGTTCGAACAAACCTTTTGAAGTCCGTCCACCCCTGTGCCCAAACATCCCATATTGGCAAATAAAAGTCTTTTGGAAGGATCGGAAGAAAAGTCAGACAATACCTTTTCCCTTTTCTTTCCAGTCGTCTCACCTATGACAAGCAGGCTGTTTTTGAAAAGTTTCTGAATGTCTTTCAAAATAGTGGAATGAGAACCGAATACGAGCAATTTGTCATCCTCATTTGCTTCTAACCATTCTTCTATCCACTTTTTGATTGCCTTTACTTTTCCTTCCAAAGAAAGTTGTTTTAGAAGATTCATCTTTACCAAAAACTCCGCTCTTGCAGCTTTTTCCACCTTTTCTTCATCCTTGAAATGCTTAAAGATAAATTCCAATAAATCTTCTTCCGCAGACTTGTAAGCCTTCTTGTTGGTTATCTCGCATTCCACCATGTTTTCGGTTACAGGCGGAAGCTCTTTTAAAGCATCCCGTTTACTTATGTGGAAATAGCAACATTTAGTGAGAAGATCATTCAGTTCTTTAATATTGGACGCACCTGTCATATCCATCCCCCAAAAAGTTTCTTTTAAATTACAATACCTTTCAAAGAAATAGCGGTGGTAAGGATCATCCGGCGCAATCTCTTTCAACCTTCCTATAAGTGCAAGTATATTCAATAGTTCTACCGGCCGGTTCATGATAAGCGTACCGGTTAATCCTATGATAGCAGAAGATTTTCCTGCCAGTTTCTTAAATGTCTTGCTCCGTATGGATTTTCTGTTTTTCAGAAAATGGATTTCATCGGCTATGATAAGAGAGAATGTCTTTTTCTTCATCCCGTCCAGCCTTATTTCGATAGAGGTCTTGCCGTTCTTTTCTGTTCTTCTCCCCAGAATGTCGTAATTGATCACAAGAACATCGGCATCAAAATCTTCTGCCGGTGAAGTAGTGGAAATGACAGATACCCGTCTATTGGGATTTGTTTCTTTCCACTCTCTCAACCAACCGGATTTCACAGAAGCCGGACATACCACCATACAAGGGAAAAGATCAAGCATTTCTGCATAAAAAATGGACGAAGCGGTCTTCCCTGTTCCGACCGAAGAACCGTTTACATGGTTTCCGTGATTGATAGCGTAATAAAGATAGTCCATTTGATAGCTTCTCGGCTTTTTTAAGAGAGAAAGTCCTTCTATCAATAGTTCTATATCCTTTCTTGACAAAAGTTCCTTAAAAGGCTTTATTTCAGCTTTGCAACCTGTACGAACAATAGAAAGAGGATCAACTTCTTCTATTCCGCAATCCGATACAAATTCTTTGAGCAGAATTTCTTTAGCAGGATCAGATTTGATGTACAGTTCCTTGTTGGCAGAATTTCTTTTGTAAGAAGAAATGAATTTAAGCCTAAGTAACGCTTCCTTATCCAATCCGGCAAAATACCAATAGTCTTTTTCCTTGTAGTAGTACATCATTGATTCAATTTTATGTATTTACCTGATAATGATAAATTTTTGAGAATATTGTCAGCTTTACTCCCATAAGCAACAAAGCAACTATCTGTTCCTGGACTTCCGCCTTCTTTTCCGTGTTCATCAATAAACTTGATTCTTTTCCTTAGAAAATAAATAGAAGAGGCTTTATTCCATACAAATTCATGAAACATTGTGTTTCCTACTCGTGCATAAATAAGAGCTATTCCATTGTTGTGTTCTGATAATTTTCCCATAAATAGCTTTATTGTAGGGTTTGAGTAAGGTGGATTAAGAAACACAAACCCTTTCCAATCCTGTACAAGTCCATCATCTTCTTTGGTAAAGCATTTCTTTGCAGTGTACCAATCTTTTTTAGGAGCACAAGGATCAAGATCAAAATCATTTCCTAACGCTTCTATAATGTAAGGTGGTGTGTACCATTCTACTGTTGCTGATTTACCACCTCCAAATTTTGTTTCAAAATTAGTGTTCATTTCTTTCTATTGTCTATAAATTCAAAATAATACTTGCCATTCTTACACTTAATCTTCTTAATGATACAGAAATTCTTAATATTGACTTTTCCATCTCTTTCCAGTTTGTCAAATATGACTTCAAAGAGTAGGGAGATAATCTTGTCTACAGATCGCATGGAAATAAAACTTCTGGCATTTGTCCTAAACCCGGCTTTATTCAATACTTTCATGAAGTTGAGAGTTACCTCCCTGTAAATCTTATTCATTCGTTTCTATGTCAAATTAAACTACTCAAATTGATCATCTTCATTAGGATCATAAGTTTCTTCATCCTCAAAGTCATTGATCCAGTCTTCTATATCTCTTTCCATCCTATTCTGATTTCAAATTCTTCTGGCGTCAAAATAGGAATGTTCAAATCCTTAGCTTTTTTTATTTTGGATGAAGAACTTTCTTTGTCTTTTGTTACAAGGATTGTGGTGTTTTTAGATACACTGGAAACAATTTTGTGGCCTTCTTTTACAAGACGTTCTTCCCACTGTTTGTTTCTGAACCCTGTAAAGCAAACTGATTCGGGATTGTCGTTTTCCACCGTTTCTTCTTGGATAAAAGAAATAGAAACAGGTGTACCACTGCAAAGATCAAAGAATGCCTTTAGTCCGTCATTGAAAGATTTTGCAGTAGTCTCGGCAATACCATCAATAGAAAGTAAGTCTTTTAAAGGAACTTCTTCGTTTTCGAGCATGTAATCTATCTGGTCTTTGGATAGGCTGTTGAAAATCATCTGACAGGTCTTTTCTCCTATTACACCACCGAACACATTGTAAGCAGTCAGAACTCTTGCAAAAGGAACTCCATCGTCTACATAGGAATCAAATTGCTTTCGCAGTTTTTTGGAAAGGCTTTTACCTATTCCTTCGATCTTTTCAAGTTCCTCTTTTGTTACGTTTATGATGTCCTCGATAGAGAAAAGTCCACCTTTATAGAGTTTTCTTACAGTTGCTTCCTGCATTTCTTCCGTACCCAATGTAGCAAAGAAATAGACAAGTTGCTTTATCGCTTTTTCATCACAATTAGGATTTAAACAAACAAGGTCGGTTAGGGTTGCATCCCATTTCAAAGGTTCTCCACAAGAAGGACAGAACATCATGCTGTCACACATCCCCTCAAAGCACTCAATACTGTATTTTAACGTTTCCAAGTGTTTGGGGATAACATCTCCACTTCTTGTGACCACTATATAAGCATTAGGGCAAATATGGTTATCAGTAATGTATTTTGCATTGTAACCGGTACAGCGTGTAACCGTAGCACCATCAAATTCAACCGGTTCAAAAACGATTACAGGTTTGCTTTTGCCATCTTTTGAAATACCCCACTCGATAGAAGTAACTTTGGTTGTGTATCTTTCCTGCCAATCCGGGTTTTTGTAAGCAATCGCGTAACGCGGATTCCCGTTAGGAAGCCGTCCCAAAGTCCTACGAATGTTTTTGTCGTCCACTTCAATTACAAGGCCGTCACATTTGAAATTTTTGGTAAGTTCAAACAGTTCATTCAAGTAATCAAAAGCGGATTTTTCATCATCGAAAACAGAAGCGGAAGTCACCCAGTATTGCGTAGCATACGGTTCATAGGTATTGTAAAGCTCTGCAAGCTGCAAAGATTTATCCCTATCCAAGTCCATAATACCGTACCGGATATAGGCGGTATTTCCTAAAACCTGTGGGTTCATTTCGTCTGCATTGAAAGCTCCTGCCACAGAATTTCTTGCACTTTTGTAACCAAGAGGTTTTACGTTTTTCAAAAACATACCGACAGGAATAATGGCTTCACCAAAAGTAAAGCAAGATTTCTTTCCCATAGGGTTGCCATGATTGACATATTCGTAATGCCGGTCACTTCTTTGTCCTTCTACTCCGTCACCTCTTGTCCAGCATTCATTTGTCGATTCGTCCACCAAAAGGGAAATGCCGTCATATTTAGGTGTAATGACAATTTTGTCATTTGGGTGAAGTTCCCATACATCTTTAACCCATCTTCTGGTCTCACTGATTGTTTTTACCTTTTCCAAAGAAAACATAGGATATGGCAACTTTTCCATCCGGTCACCTTTTTTGTTTTCTTCAATGATAGGCTTTGTCAGGATTTCGCTATCAGGATATTCCTTTTTCAATTGATCAATCAAAAGATCATACTCCTTATCGCTCATAATAGGAGCACCTTCTCTGTATTTTTGGTTGGCTTCTATGATTTTGCCTTCCAGTTCTTTTTGCTTCTTTGTCATGATTTTTATTTGTCTAAGGATGAAAGGAATGCTCTGGTATTCTCTACAGAATCACACGCGTTTTCTTCTTTTTGTTTGCCCCTGATTTCTATCAAAATCTTATAGGCTTCTGGGAAGTTGTCTTGCAATTGTTTTTCTGTGTTGATATGGTCAAGAGCACAGGCAACCCTGTTTCTGGTTTCGTTTTCCAGCTTTTTAAGCTCATACGCTTTCTTGCTCCATTCCAAAATATCTTTTTCGAAATAGCGTTTCAAATCGTCCATGTATTCATCCCAGAACATCCTGGGCATCCCTATTCCATCCAAAGGAATGGCCTTATAGATGGTTACATTCTTTGTTTTTAGAAGTTCGTTTGTCGGGATATTTTTGTAAAACAAAAGTGGTTGCATGGACGGATATCTGTCTACAATGGATTTTATTTCTGGCGGAAGAATATCATCCACTCTATCTTGCAATTGTGCTCCAATTGCCGCCAAATAATCACTCAATTTCTTTTCTACTTTTTGGACAAATTGATTTCTAATCATTTCTTTGTCCGCTACTAATAGTTTAGCCATAATCTCAAATTCTTTTCGTTATTTTTAGTAATATGAATAATGCAATCAAAATTGTAAAAGCACCTATCCCCATCCCTCCCAAAAAAGAAAGTAATCTGTTGGGAGATGCCTTTACCTCTTCTTTCAAGTTTCCATTCTCTTCGCTCATCTTGGACAGTCTTTCTTTGAGGCTTTTTACAACCAATTCCAGACTATCGCAAGAAGCTGTCACAATAATAGTGTCACCTACTTTCTGAACAATCACATTTGCTTGCCCCTTGCTTGTTTCTCTCTTTTCCCCATCTTCCATTTTTTGAGGATTGATAGTGAGGTTTACAATTGAATAGGGAATCTTTACAAGCGTGTCTGTCAGTTCTCTTTCCCAGAATAGGGAATCTTTTAATGTGAAGTTATAATTTGTCTTTTGGGAAGGGCGGGATTTGCACCCACCCAAACCAATAAAACAACAAAATAACAAACAAAAAGCAATTACCGAATTTCTTTTCATCATATACTTTCTTTTATGATTGCCGATTTCAAAAATCCTGTTATTCCTATCCTTAGGGATTTCAGTTTTCCATTTCGAATAACATCCAGTTCAATGTTTCTAAAATCCCTTGCCACCCTCACACCTTTGATTGTGGCTTCTTCTATTCCGGGAAGTTCTATTGTCTTATCTCTCAATCTGTTTAGAATACAGTTATTCTTCGATTTCATGCGGTTTTAATACGCTTTTGTAAATCACGAAGTTCTCATGTCCGAAACTGATAGAGACGGAATCACGTTCTTTTACCCATCCCCTTATTGTTCCTTCCGAATAATTGGAAAGGTTGGCTTTTAGAATAATATCTGTAATATCACTTCCAATTGCTTCATTTTGGTAAAAGTCCCTTGTCTTCCCGTTGAAGTAGTCTAAAAGGATGACTCTTTCCATCTTTCCGTCTGCCGACATAATAGCAAGAACAGGCTTCTTTCCTATTCGTTGCATGTGGCTAATAGCCATGTAAAGATTGTGTTCCATGATTAATTATTTTACGTTCAACATGTTCTTAATTGCTTTCTCTTGGTAGAATCGTTTTCTATCCTCGCTTCCGTCTTTCTTTGAAAAATCGTTTGCCCTTTTCTTCAACATCTTCGCTTTGCTTTCGGAGGACATCATTTTAAATTCTCCTATGGAAATATCGGGAACTGTTTTGTTCTTTTCTTCTTCATAGGAAACTTGAATGCCGCATATCGGACATTTGGGAAGATTTGAAGGGACAAGTCTATTGTACCGAAAGACGAACTTTGCATTTGTCATGGGAGATTTTATCCCAAACCTTTCGCAATTTTCATTGCCACAATATATTCTTATCATTCTGAATGGATTTGATTTTGTCCTTCAAAAGAGAAAGTTGTTTTTCCACTTCTTCCAATCTTGAAGGATCGTTTACATTACTTTTAAGGTAGGAGAGATCATGCTCGATACTTTCCAGTCTGTCCAAGAAAGACAAGACAAAAATGTTCAAATACTTATTTGTCGCCACGTTACTAAAATTATAATTTTTATTCATTATATTAAATATCTATATCACAAAATATTTACTCTAACCGGGTTAAACGCTAACCCACTATTGATTATCCTACTGACGTAAGAATCACCAAATACTTTTCTACCAATACCAATTGCTCCATTGATGTCGGCGTTTAATAATTTGCCAATGGAACTTTGGAATAGTCCTCTGCGTTTTCTTTTACCTAAGTAATTTTCTTGTTTATTAAGAGGTTCGAAAGCTAAATGGTCGATTTTGGAGGTATAGGATTCTTCATGGGTAATAACCGATATTCCCAAAAGTTTTGCCTTATAGGATATCTTATCAATCAAGGAAGTAAATGGAACCTCAACAAACTTCTGGTTTGTTCTCTTTCCAAGATTGATCTCTTGTTTCCATCCTTTGTTTTGACCAACGATAATTGTTCCAATATTAGATGATTCGCATAAGCCAATAACATACCTACTGATCTTATGTATTTTATCTTCTATCCAACAATTTCGATAGCAGGTCATTCTATTTATTCTTCTTGAAGTTCCTTTATCTCCTATTAAAGACATCAATTTAACCTTCTTCTTGTTGTACCACTGATTAAAGGATTTAATAATACGCCCGTTTACAATGAAAGGTTTGATATCGACATTGCTGATACATGAACATAAATTATTCAATCCCAAATCAATCGAAAGAACATTATCTTTATTCAAATTCAAATTCTGTTCTTTCTTTTCATAAATTACTTCAACCACATAACAAGTAGCCTGTGGTATGATTCTAACTTGACATAACTTATTATCTCCTATTTTGGTTTTAATTGGTTGAACAATATCTTTTACGAAATGAATATATCCATCTTTTATTCTACAAGCAGATGTAGTAAAAACAACCATATTCTGTTTCTTCCCTTTCTTGTATTTAGGAAGATGAGGATGATGGTTGTTGTACTTAGAAGGATTCTTTTCAAAATCTTTCTTTAACTTCATCCAAGATTTGATAGACTTGAATACTTGTCCTACTACTTGTTGGGAAATAGAGCTTGGAAGCTGCCTAAAGTCAAACTGATTTTCTCTTCCAAGTTTAGTAGAAAAATCATATTCTTTCAAGTATTCACCTGAAAATATACCCTGTCTGACGTTATACAAAACATAGTTATACAACAAACCAGATTTCCGGCAAATATCCTCGAAGCGGTTGTCCTTGATAATATGTCTTTCTACTAAACGCATTTTTATCTGAAATGTCGAAATTATTTTGTTTGTTACTTATAACGGACACAAATGTAACAGTATATTATTACATCACCAAGCATTTTGTACATTTTTTGTCTTGAAATTGTCAGATTTTTAAATCAGCCCTTTCCGTCTTGCATATTCGGCAATCAGAATACCATCCCTGTCCGGGTGTTTTAGAAGCACTTCCGGGAACAACCTTTTCCCTATATCCAAAGAAGCCTTTTTAAGTTCCGGTGCACCTGTAATTCCCTTTGGCAGTAGTGCCCTTTGCCATTCTTTGGAATCCACAAAAATGTACGGTACTTGATAAAGCTCTAATACAGTCAGTTCTGCCTCCAGTGCACGCATGGCGGAGCAAGTTGCTTCAAAACGCGCAGGATTCTTCATGGGACGTTCAACGATCGCAACGCATGGTGCGTGTTCCTGTAGGTCTGCAATGATTTCCGCCAATACCTTTACATCCACACGAGATACGTTTTTCTTTGTTTTTGTGTAATCCTGACTGAAAATAACAGGCGTTTTTACCATGTTGTAGTAGGTAAGGTCTTTCCCTATTATTCCAATCGAGCCGGTCACACCATTATCTATTCCAATGTAAAATTTCAATTCTGTTTCCTTGCTCATTGTTCAATACGGCTTACACCGTTCTCCTTTATTATTTTAAGTGTTTTGCACTTAGCGTTTTCATTCGAAATATGGGTGGTAATCAAAATAGGGTACTGAATAAATTCCAACGCTTCGATCACATCATACAGGCTTTCTTTCGACAGCCCTTCCGTGATTTCATCAATGGATAGGAATTGCAGTCCTCCCCATTTGTTTGTTTCGTTTATCATATTCTGGATAGCAATGATAAGGGCTATTTCCACCCTTGCGCGTTCTCCACCGCTGTAGTACCAAAAGTTTTCCGCTTCGTCCCGGACGACATACGGTGTTATTTCTTCTTTGATGTCCCCGTCCGCTTTTGTCTTAAATCCTTCTATTAAGATACGAAGGTCGCTGTTTTCCGCTTTCAGAATGTTATTAGCTCTCGATTGGATATTTTTCAACTGTTCCAATGCAAGGTACATCTTGAAAGACTTAAATCTGCCGATCCATTCTTTTTTCTTGAATAGAAGTGCGTCCAAATCGGAAAGCTCCTTGTCATATCCGGCAATCGAAAGCATAGTGTCCTCTATTTGTTTTTCTTGTGAAGACACATCCACTTTCGTAGCTTTTTCTTTCTTGATTTCCTTTATCTGCTTTTCATTGTCTTTGATATCGGACATATTGGATTCAATCTTTTCAGACAAGGTTTTCTTTTTCCTTTCCAAAGAAGAAATAGTGCTTTTGATACTTTCAATATCATCATTGATCTTGTAAATAGATGTATTGATTTCCTGTGCCGACTGACGAATCTTGTCTATTTCATCCTCTTGCTCGTTTTTTATTTGGATGAAAGAAGAAATAAGGTCTTCGTATTCTTTCAAAGATTCGTCCAAAGTCTCCATCTCGGAAACAACTTCTTTCTCCTGTTTTCCGATTTTCACTTTCTTCTTTTCCTCCTGCTCCAGCGTAGTGTCTTTCAATGTAAGGAATTTGTGCTTACATTTTGGACAAGTAATTGCACCGGATAAGTTTACAAGGACTTTTCTAAGGGACACTTTCAAATCGTCATGGATTTTTGAAAGCTCTTCTTTCATTTCCAAGACTTCATTCTGATTTGCTTTTGCTTCTCCCAATTCCTTTTTAACGGATTCGATTGTCTCTTGTATCTCTTTGGTAGAAGGCAGGCAGTCTTTCTTCTTTTCTTCCTCTTTCAAAAGGTCCTCCAGCTCTTCCAAAGCGGAATTATTTTCTTTTATACTTTTGTCTGCACGACTAATTTCATACCGGAAAGAATCAATTTCTTCTTTCAGAGACTTTATCATACCTTCTCTTTTTTCGATACGAAATAGTTTGTCGGCTTCAAAGTCAAAATTGGCAGCATCTTCTATTACCTGTTTTAGTGCTTCTATGCTACCTTCTGCACGATCCTTTTTGCTTTGAATAGCAAGTTTTTGAGAAGATAAAGTGTCCAGTTCTTTTTGAATGATGTCTTTTGCTCCATCCAAAAAGTCGTAATTGATAAACCGGCTGATAAGAGCCAATTTATCTGTATTGGAGCTTTTAAAGAACGATTTGTAGTATTCCTTGCAGATAAGGAAATAGCTTTTTAAATCTTCCGGTGAAATGGCAATCCAAGAAAGGATATAGTTGTTCCCGTCTTTTACGGTAGCAAGTTCTACCGGTTTACCGTTCAAAAACACATTTAGCTTGCTGCTTCCTTTTAAGGGCAAAATACGCTCGATAGAGAGAGTTTCTTTTCTTATCGGACACTCTATATCCAATAATACTTTTGCTTCCTTCTCACCCCTTCTAATGAGCTTTTTATCCACACTGCTTCGATAATTGTTCCCGGTAATGGCGAAATAGACAGCTTGCTGCATGGATGAATTGTGGGTAGGAATGTAGTTGTTTGTAACAAACATACCGTCTTCACCGGAAACAGTTATGCACTGTTGTTCTTCTGCACCCAAACAAGTAAAGGCAATCATCTTTCGGGAAGGTTTACCCAAGCATTCCGGCACTTCAAAAAAGACTTCTTCGTTTTTCGATCTTTCCATAATTTCTTCAAGCGGGATTACATACCAGCCTTCACCTTTGTGCAAACGTACTTTCCATAAATGGCTTCTGTTGCATTTGACTTCCGTCCCGTCAGAAAACGTAATCTTATAAGCAACATCAATGTCATGAAAAGGGATTGCTCTTACTACTTGATACCCACCGGAAGGATGAAGGACAACATCTCCTACCTTTATTTCTCTCATTTTTACAAATCCATTAGGGGTAAGGATATCTGCATCCATTGTCAAGGCTTTTCCACTACCATTGCTTCCTTGATTGTCGTCCGTCTTGTTCAGCCCTACAAGTGCAGTTACCCCGTCTTGAAATTCGTATTTAAAGTGTTCGAATGACACGAAATTTGTTGCTTCAATTCTAATCGGCTTCATTTTCTTCTTCCTTGTTTTCAAATGTTGTTTCTTTCTTTCTGAACGTATCAAGAACATCCTTCTTGATCTTCTCAAACAGCTTTGCATCTTCCAAAAGACGTTTTCTCGCTTTGGGGAAACCGAACCCTATCTTTTCTTCCCCATAGTAGATGTAAGTCCCTTTTTTGGAAAGTACACCCAAATCAAGTCCCATGTTCACAATTTCCATCACCTTGTCAATGCCTACCCCAAACCGGATAATGATTTGACATGCTTTAAAAGGCGGTGCAACCTTGTTCTTTTTGCAAGTTATCTTCACCTTGTTGGAAACTTGTGTTTCTCCTTCTTTTTCTGAACCCACACGGGCAAGCTCGATTCTCTGACTTGCATAAAAAGGAATGGCAAAACCTCCCGGCGTTGTGGTGGCCGCGCCGTATCCGCCTATGTTAGACCGGATTTGATTGATGCAAAAAAGGATACATCCGGTCTGTTTACAGATGTTCTTTAGGATATTTACCTGGGAGCTTAAAAGACGCGCTGTAAGCCCTATATGCGCGTCCCCTGCCTCTCCATTCAAAAGAGCGGTAGGAACAAGACCGGCAATGGAATCGATCACGACAAGTCCGATAGATTCTTCATTGCACATTTCCTTTGCTATTTCAAGCACTTCTTCTGCGGTAGAAGGCTGGGAAAGGATAAACTTGTCGGGGGACAAATCAATTCCTATCGCCTGCATGTATTTTGGATCAACAGCGTTTTCCGTGTCAAGATATCCTACCGCTTTTCCTGTTTTCTGCACTTCCGTTGCCAAATGGAAAGCAATACTTGTCTTACCGGAAGAAAAGCCTCCGTAGGCTTCCACAACACGACCTTTTGCCCATCCTCCACCAAGTATTTCGTCCAGTAGGTAAGAACCGGAATGAACAAATTCAATGTCCTGCCTTTTCCCTGCCACAGCATCCTTGCCAAAACGATCTTCTATTCTTGAAATAAGATCACCTAAACGATTGGGTTTCTTTTCTTCTACAGGTTGTTCGTCTGTCACAACAAGAGCTTCTTCTATCTTTTTAGTTTCCTTTTTCTTCGCCATAAAGCAGTTTGTTTAAAATTTCCTTTCCTTCTTTTTCATCATATCCGTTTTCTTTGCAGAAAGACGAAAATCTGTCTTCTATATCCTTTTTCTCCAAAGTCTTTACCTCTACGGTAGGAGCAAGGACTTCCTTTATTTCTATTTCCTTGAATTTCTTTTTGATGTCCACACCTTCTTTTGTAAAAGCATCTTTATCAAAAGCATCAAGTGAAGATTGTTCTCCCCAAACCTCTACCCTTACACGAGCGGTAGGGTTTTCTTTCTTGAACTTGTTAATAAGTGCCACCGCTTGCTTGTGTGGTGTTTCCTCCAAGTCGATTTCCAGTTTTTTGAATACTGTTCCTTTTGTGGAAGGGATAAGATCGACTTCCAAATCAGAATCCAGAAGCCAAAAACCCTTCTTTTCATCTTCCCCAAAATTGTTCTGTTGAACACTTCCCAAATGGTAAATGTTACTGCCTACACGTTGGTAATTATGATAGTGTCCCAAATACACTTTTTTAAACATCTCGAACATGGAAGGCTTTAGTTCGCTTTTTACTTCTGTACCGTCCATGTTCTTGCTACCGGTTACGGCAAAGTGCCCGAATAGGATGTTCTTCTTTCTCTTGTCCCCGATTTCCGCCAATTCATCAAGCAGAATATCGTCAGTGAAAAACGGCAGAAAAAAACAATAAACCCCTTCTATCTGCATACCGTCCAATTCTTCCACCAAAGTAAAAGAAGGATGATGCTTAAAGGCTGTAAGAAATGACTTTTGACTTGAATAGGATGTTTTGTCATGATTACCGGGAATACAAATTATTTGATGTCCGTTTTCGTCATACGCTTCCAATATTTCGTGAAGTGTAGAAAGACACACTTCCCTTTGAGATACCCTGTTGTCAAAAACATCACCCAGCCAGATATGGGTTTTAATACCCTTTTTACCGGCTATTTCCATTTCTTCCAGCAAAATATCTTTTATGGTAGAAGCATTTCCCTCTGACAGATGATGGTCGGTTGAGATTATAGCTAAATATTTTTTGCTCATTTGTTGTTTTGTTAGAAAGGAAGGGGACTGTATTTCAAGTCCCCAAACCAAATTAGAAAAATATGAAAACTAAAAAAAGAAGAAATTATTTCTTTTTCATTCTGGCTTTCAGCTCTTGCAATCTTGCTTTAGCCTTTAGAAGTTCTTCGTCCTTGTCCGTAGCATCTTCGTCAATAGGAGATTCTTCTTTGGGTTCTTCCTCATTTTCCGGTTCATCGTCCGATTCCGGTTCAGATGCCGTTTCTGTGGAAGTTTCATCTTCTTCCGGGAAAGGAAGTGCCTCTCCAGCTTGTGCCAAATCATACCAAGAACGAACCTCTGCTATTGTCAGATCGTCCGGCAATTCAGCTTCCGGGTACTCTTCTCCAATATAGTCTTCCAAGAACTTTTTCATCTTTGAAAGGGGAGGGTAAGAAGCGACTTTTGCTGCTTTTTCTTTTGCCGGTGCACTTGCCGGATTCTTTCTCGGAGCAGATTTTTCTTCTTCCTCATCTTCGTTTTCCGGTTCTTCCGCTTTCTTTGACTTAGAAGTGGATTTTGTCTTTTTGGGAGCTTCATCTTCCCCCTCATCGTCTTTGCTACCCTCTTCCGGGATCAATGCAGCCATCTCCTCTATTTCAGTAAGGAAACCGTCGTCAGCAAAGATATCGTATCCGTTTTCTTCGTCAAAACGTTTCAACCCGTCAAGAGCCATGTTAAAGTCTTTCTGTGAATAAACGTCCTTGTAAATTTCTTCCAGCGTAGGAACTTCATTCAAAAAATACTCCATATCTTCATCAGGAATAACAGTTTCTTCAAAGAACTCATCCCAAGTTTGTCCTTTTTTCGGAATACCGGCAGACAAAGAGTAGGTTTTCTTTCCTTTATCGTCTTCTCCCATTGTGATCACAAGTGGGTATGCTCCTTCCAATTGAGAGAAAATATCGAAAGAAACCGTTTCATCGTCCGACATTTCAACCGAGATTTCCTTTATGCGGTTCATCCATGTTCCATACAATTGCAAACGGGCAAAGTCTTTTGTCCCTTGGTACACATAGCAAACATACGCCAAAGACGGGTTGATACCCCATACGAACTTGTTTCCTTTTTTGTACCCCATAATAGGGTTAAGGAATTTTCTGCGTTCTGTATCGTCCTGGTATTCTTCGGAAGCCTTTTTTCTCACATAGTCGCAATACAGGACAATAGGGTCTTTCCCTTTCAAAAGATTCTTTCCGTGAATGTCGGCGCAGAAAACATTCTTGTCTTTTACCTCTTTGCCGGTCACCTTACCGTTCGCATCATAAGTAGGAACTTCTACACGCAATTTGGACATCTTACAAGCTACATAAGCCTTTCCCATTGCTGGAACGACACGAAATACGTTCTTTCCTTTCTGAACAGTAGCAAAGCCTGTATAGCTCTTGCTGCCTTTGTACATTGTCTTTTCAGCCTGTTTTACTTCAGCTTCTACATCTTCAATTGATTGCTTCTTGAATTTCGATTTGTCAAATTTCATAATTCTTTTTAATTTAATTGATTGATAAATAAATTGTTATTTCTCTTTTATGATTAAAAATGTGTTGATTTCACCTTCTACCAAATTGTCCAGAAATTCTTCCGGCGTTACCTTCGGGACAAGTCCCGTCAACTTTTTGTCCTTTGACTGCAACGCCCAATAGAGACTGTCTATTTCTGCCAAATGCTTTTTCTTTTTGACCAAATCCTTTTGCATGGCATGTAGCTCTGGATTGATTGTCAAAATATCATCCAAAGAACTTTCCGTAAGTTTCACAAGTCCTATACCTTCTACTTTAACCTTTCCACCGTTTACAATGGATTCACGTCTTATCTGTGTAGCAAGTTGTGCTTTATAGACATTAAATTCCACTTTTGCAGATTCATACTCTGATTCTGCTTGTGCTCTAAGAAGCCCTACTTTGTTCAACAGGACGGAACAAGTGGCGATTTCCCCATACAAATTTGCATGGTCTATGGAAGTCACCGCATCCATGTCCAATTCGTTTTTCAAATCATTGGAGAGCAAAACTATTGCTTTATCTCCAATATTCCTTACAAGTTTCATACTCCAAGTTTTATGAATTTACTGTTACTGTTTACTTGCAATACATATTCTTCTTTAAACTTGTCAAAGTTAGCCTTTCCACTTAGAAGAAGGATGCTTTTCTTTGAAGATATAAAGAAGTCTGCGTTCTCCTCGTAATCGTCCGGGAAAATAACCACACGAAGGAATTTGTAATTGCTTTCAAGCAAAAGGTTGGCAAACCGCCCTTTCTTCCCTTCTCTTTCTTCCACTTCTAAAACATAACCACCTACCATAACCATTTCATAGGTCGATCCGTCATAGTTTTGCAAATCTTCCACATTGTAGAAAACCCCGTTTCTAACTTTTGGTTTTAGGTATTCCCTTACCAATCCTTCGTAGTCGAAGAAAGCAAAACCGGACTTGTTCTTTTGTTGTAAAAGCCACCACCAATTCTTTGCGATCTTTTTCTTTTCAAAGGCAAGAAAATATTCATCCTTTTCTTTGTCAATTTTGATCTTGTTCTTTTCCCGATACTTTCCAAGCATGAACTCCCTTGCAGAAAAGATATTGGAAAATCCCCTTGTTTCATCCATCATATCGAACGCACCGGAATAGATAAGGTTTTCGATAACAGATTTATTCACTGCCGACCCTTTGAACGTGTGACGGTCTATAAATTCAGCCAAAGAAAAATACTCCCCATTCTTAGAGCGTTCTTCCATAATCTGATTCTGTGCCTTTTCTCCTACTTGTTTTGTTGCATTGATCGCCCAATAGATGCTATTATCTTTTTTGTCCGCCACAATGTTTATATCAGACTTGTTGATATTTACAGGTTTGATTTCTATTCCTTCCGTCTGTTGCATTTCATTGACGTATTGGGGAAAATCATCTTCACTTGCACGGGATAAAGCAACCGACCAAAACTCCAAAGGATAATGAACTTTCAACCATAAAGAATTGTAAGCGTTGATAGCGTATGCAGCAGCATGACTGTTACATGTTACAATTCCGTTTGCGACAAAATTGTGGTTTTCATCTTCCATTTCAATATCGTACACATCTTCATTACCTACAAGACTTACAGAAACAACATTTGCCATTTGCGCATTGGAGCTATTATTAGCAACAAACAAAGTTTTCCCCAAAAGAAACTCTGCATACACTTTTCCTTCTGTTGTAGGGAATTTATGGTTTCCCGTTGTCTTTATTCTTTTCCCATCAACAAGAGAAATTTCATACACAGGTCTGTTGCCGGAATACCTAACGTCTTTTATTTTAGAAAAATACAACGTACCGTCTTTCTTCATGCTTTTTGCGACAAAAGAATTACATTCTTGATTGTGAAAAGCATGAAACAATCTTTCAACCGTTATTTCTCCAAACCCAACAACATATACTAAAGTGCTGAAACTCACACACTTATTGAACGAATACTTAGCAAATTCCTCCATCTGTTCCCAAAGAATTTCAGCATTCTTTTCTGTTACCCCTTTGCTTCCAAATTTACCAACATATCCTTCAATAAATTTAGTTTTTAATGGAAGCAAAACATCTAACTTTTTCTTACCTAATGATTTTCTTACTTTATCACATGTAACTAAATCAAAGCCAGCAAGTTGATTACAAATGTTCATAATCTGTTCTTGATATACCAACACAGAATAAGTGTTTTTCAGAATTTCTTCTGCTCCAATAGGGTATTCCGGCTCTTTTTCTCCGTTTTTCAGAGCAATGTAATCCATGTGAAAACCATTTTCCATTGGCCCGGGACGGAACAAGGAAAGTGCTGCCACTACATCATCCATATTCTTAGGTTTCAATTTTTGTGTATAGGCGCACAGTCCCTTTGCTGAAAACTGGAATATATCGCTAAGCCAACCGTTTGCAAAATATCTGTAAACCTCTGGATCATCATACTCAATATCAGAATAGAGATTGATTTTCCTACCCGTATTCTTTTCAATCAGGTTCAGAATATCAGTGAATTTGTCCAATTGCTCAATGCCAAGAATATCCTCTTTCAAAAAGCCGGCTTCGTCCATCTCTCCGCCTTCCCATTCGCTGACAACCAAATCGCCCGATTTTCTAACCGGACACCACTCATACATTGTCTTTTCTTTTGGAAAGATCATCATAGCACAAGCATGAATAGAAGCTGCCTTTTGTTGTCCAAGAAGAAGGAAAACAATATTCATCATTTCTGGATATTTATTCAGAAATTGATTTACTTCTGACTTCTTGCAAGCAAGTTTCAAAAAATCTTCTTCCGTCTTTACATCTTCTATCATTTTGGTAAGCCTCCTAAGAGTAGGAATTGAAGCTCCATAAATCTTTCCTACATCATTTATAGCCTGTTTTATCTGCAAAGTGGTATATGTACCCACAGAACAAACTTGCGAAGCTCCAAAACGATTTTCCATGTATTGTTTTACTGCCGGTCGGTATTCTCCCGGCACATCTGTATCAATATCTGGAAGGCTAGACAAAACTCTACCTTTATTCAAAAACCTTTCAAAAATCAAACCAAAGTGCAATGGATTTGTATTTACCAATCCAAACAGATAAGAAATCAAAGAGCCACTGGAGCTTCCACGACCGCCACCTAACAAGATATTATTCTTTTTGCACCAATTGACAATATCACGCAAAATCAAAAAGTAATCAACAACCTGTCCGTATTTGATTACATCTGATTCTCTTTCTATTCTTTCTACAAGCACATCTTCCGAGTAATCTTCCAAAAGTTCCGGTTTGTTCTCCAACCCTTCATAAATCAAAGAATCAAACATATCTTCATTGGAAGCGTATTTTTTCTTTTCTTCTTTTGTCATTTCATAACGGGGAAGATGTCGGCTGTCAGTAGGAATTTCAAAGTTGCAATTTTTCGCAATCATATCAGCATTGCTTCTTGCTACCATATAAAATTCCTCTCCCCTTTCACTATCCCCGAACAAAGAAAGAAGTTCTTCCATGTAAGTCGCTTCATCCTTGAAATACTGATTACCAGATTTGTAGTTTACTTTCCCGTCAATCTTATTTACTACTTCTCGAAGTATGGCGTATTCCGGCTCGATATAATAAGCATCACAAATAGCTACGGGCTTCATTTTGGACTTATAGAACTGTTCAAAGTTCATCAAATAGGAGGTATCCCTATCGTTCTTTGTGTATTTCACGGTATCTACTTGCCAAAACACATTGGGTTTGTTTCTCAAAAGGATAGGAACATCTTCAAACTGTATTGTTTTTGGATCGAATACAATGTACACATCTGAAACATGTTCCGACATGTCTTTTGGAGAAACGAATTTTCCATTATCGCCACAATTCAAAACCTTGTTTAATGCAAGCAAATGCTGCCAGCCCTTTTCATTCTTTGCATAGACTTTGTAAGTATAGGTAATGTCCTTCTTTTCATCCTTTACCGGGACTTCCAGACCAAACACAGGTACAATTCCTTCTGCCTTGCAGGCATTCTGAAATTTGAGCGCACCTGCCAAAGTTGCTTTTTCAACAATCCCCAGTCTTTCTATCCCTAAGAATTTGGCTTTCTTTACCCAATCTGGATACAATCCCGTACCATTCAAAAGTTCAAACGATCCGTGCACTCCCAAGAAATTAGTAGAAAGACCTGCCATTTCGCTTTGCCCTCTCCATTTTACCCGGTTGAGTTTAGGTTCGTTTTCCTTCCCTTTGTCCAATGTGTACCATACACCGCCAAGGCGGAAGATATAACCATCTTCTTCGGTGCGTTCACAATCCCAACGAAAATCCTCTGAAAAGAAATATCCGTCTTCGTTAGGCTCAAAAACTTCGTATGATTTCCCCTCAAAGGAAACAGTGTAATTTTCCTTGTCGAGAGAGTATTGTATAGTATTGGAAGAAAGATATTCTTCCAGCTCATTTAAAAGTCGATCCATCGTATTTTCTTCTTTTCGTTTTCACAGACAAACATACAACTTTTGTATGCAATTATTGTATGTTTTTACAATCCTTAACCATGCTTTTAACCTAAGTTTATTCGTGTACTTAAAACACTTTTGATAAACTTCAATCGGTTAAAAGGAGTATCGTTTGGTATCACTTCATAAGGCAATTTTCTTTCTATCAAAAACTTCCTTATTTCTGTATCCCAACATTTTCTTCTTTCTGCATCTGCCATTCTTTCCCCATCATTTTCCACATCCCAATAAATAGGGAAATAAAAGAAAATAGGAAGAAAATATTCACTGACGTTTATGAAATCCAATTGCCTTTTCAATTCTGCATCCCTTTGAGTAGAAACAGGAATTGTCTTTGTAAACGTATGCACATCTATTATGCTTCTATCGGAAACATAGCAATCTGTGTTTAATAGTTCCGCATACTTATCAAAAATCAGTTTTTGATTCTGGACGGAAGTAAAGGAAGGTTCTATTTTCCCTTCCTTTACTAACTGTCTTGTTATGCTGCCTATTTTGGCGAATCTGGCAAATGATCTGTCCTTTTCGATAAGATCAAAAACAGATGTCTTTCCAACGCAAGAAGCTCCTAAAAAAGTAACAGCACGTACCATAATCGTTACCGGTTGTCACCGTCCCCATGTATTTTATTCTCAACTTTTCTTTTAGCCAGCTTTTCCACATTTCCCCTTGCAATAGACATTAAAGAATAGTCACCTTTATCTCCTTCAATGTAAACGGCAAGATTCTGTAATCCTTGTAAAATTTGTTCCAAAGCCTTGTGACATGCCTCTTTTCTTTTTTCTGGGAATCCAGCTTTGTAATCATCATCCCGGAAGAATTTCTTTGCATGTCCATTGATAATACCTGTCTGTTGCAATAAGTAGGAAGGTGACAAATGATAAACATCTTCGTCAGTCAGCTTTTTGACAATCTCTGGAAACTCCAATTCCGGCAAATCAAGTTCCTGTCTTATCATGGCAACATACCAAAGGACATCTCCTATTTCCTTTACAATTTCCTTTGCTTCGGCTGCGCAATCTACTTTCTCGTAAACTTCTGCCAGTTCATTGGTAAGACCCATTATCACATACGGAATAGCTACCTCTTTTTGATAGCAAGCTGTTGAAGCTGCGTGAGCTTCATACTCTTTAAAATTCATAGTTCGAAATTTTAATTGTTATTTAATAATTCAATGCGCTCTTTCAATGTGAGAAGGTAGTCGTGCATCTGTATTTTTTGCTGCTCCATTAAAGCAACCTGATTTTCACCGGCTATTTCAACAGCATCTTTTCGGCCAAGAAACAGGACTAACTTATTATGTTTGTCCATCAACTCATTATATTCGATATACATACGATCAAGAGGTGTGTCAGCTACATTGTATGCCTTTTCAAATACATCTTTTGGACTCCAACTAACATAACCATTATCATGCTCCACATAATAACCATCTAACGTCTTTTCATTTTCAGTGATGGTTCTGTTTTTCTGCAACAATCCATTTTCATATGCCTCTCCCATTGTCATGGGTTTGGCACTAATCTGTTTTACTCCAATATACTTTTTCATGTCTATAATAATTTACCATCAAAACACATTACAAGTTTCTGTATTTTGATTTCTGAATAACTTACATTTTTTCTTTTCTTGTTTACTTGAATGCAAACCGTCCGATCTTTCATATTATTGCCTAATATAGGATATTCGCTGTCTTTATAGATAACTACCTGCCCTTTGCCAAGCAAATGAACAACGTCCCAATACCACTGCGAAGCGCGCTTTTTCTCATCATTACTATACTGGAAATTGGGAAGTCCGAAAGGATTCAAGAACTCGCTCTCATAGAAATTCATAAACTCTTCCGTTGACATAAAAATAGAAGATTTGAAATGACGTTTGGAAAGAAGCTCTATCCTTTCCTTTTTGAACTCTGCTATATCAGAAGCCATCTTGACAAATTCCGGACGATCAAAAATAAGGCTTCTTACTTTGTTTGTAAGGTATTCCAATTGAAGCACCTTCAAATATTCGTCTATTGACAATTCTCTGCTTTTCTCCATGATGATATATGATTTTTGACAAAGTTAATCCTTACTACCACAACTTTTTAATTTTAGATACATAAAAATTAATAGGATCATAGAGATTGCTTAGCACATCGTCCAAATAATCTATATCCATATCTCCTGGATCAACCCCTGGTTTATAAAGATAGGCTATCTTTGTGTTGAATTTCTTTCCCAACATAAGTCCTGCGCTTTTCGATTCTTCCACAGTTGCATCATCATACATAAGGATCACATTCTTGATACCTTTTCTTTCTAAGTAGGAGATTTGTTCCTTGCTGATGCTCTTTCCAAACGTAAAAACACATTTCAAACTGTTGCAATCCCAAAGCTGCAAAAGATTGTCTATCCCCACCTTGTCAAACAACCCTTCCACTATGATAACATCTTTGACCGAAGAAGAAAGCTCATCAAAGCCTCCCAGTATCTTCGTGAAGTTCGTTCCTATGCTGTTTTCGTATCTTAAATGAGGTTTAGTTCCTGTTTCCTTTGCCCTTTCCAAATCCTTTTTATGCCATTCTTTAGAATACCTACTCCTTCCAAGCCATCCTACCAGCTTACCATCCATCTTCATTTTGAAAATGATATAATTTCGCAAGTTCTTTTCAAGAACGGAATTTGTTTCGGAAGGTTCAAAAAGATCGTAATGGTATTTCTTAAACCCCCTTTCGTCAAGATAACTGTCTGATACTATTCTTTCAAGACGGAAAGGAAGTTTCGGAACAGGAAGTTCTTCTTCGTTGTTTTCCTCTTTCTCATCTTTCAAAGGAGTAAGTTTTGTGTTTATAGAATTTTGATACTCCATCCGTATAAGATCTTTCCTTCCTATCTTGTCCAGGAAATCCTTCAATGGTTTTTTACTACCACATTTCCAACAGTGAAACACACCGCCGTGAGGATTCAAAAGAACACCCCATTTCTTCGATTTTCCACAATAGGGACAATCCATGTTTTTATTGGAGAGCCACCCCTGCGAACCGAATATGCGAAGTCCAATCGCTGCCTTTACTTCTTCTTCGTCTATCCGTATCATAAGCCTAAATGCTTTCCATTTTATCTGCTTGCACCTTTTTTCTGCGAGCTTGTTTCTTTTCTTCTTTCCTTTCGGAAACTTGATTATACATTTCCATCGTTCGCCCCCTGTGATAGAACCGTCTTTTGTCGTAATTGGTAGCAATCGTAATCACTTCTTGACTTTCCTTGTAATCACGGAGCTTATCGACATAAATACGGGCTGTTGCGTTTGCCTTTTCTTCTATTGTCATATTCAAAGTAAACACAAAAGAAAAAGGCTTTACAAGTGTTTTATCATATTCTGTATAAGAACGGTCAATTACCTTATCAGGATTGTTCCATACTTCAAACGGAACATCATTTGTCTGTGTGGCTGTAATAATAGGAGCACCTATTTCATCAGCTAAATTCTTTAATAACTGGGCACAAGTTTGTAGTTTTTCTTTCTTGTGGTCAGGATCAGAATCTATCTTTTTGGATATGCCGGTCTTTACCAAATCCAGAGAATCGAGTATTACCAATCCGGGGAACTTGCCATGTGTATTAAAATAGTCATAACAAAGCTGCCGGACATCCCCCATAGAAGCCTGTCCGAACTTTTTGAATCCATACACTTCAATGTCAGAACTAAGCTCTTTTACTTCTTTAATAGCCTGTTCTATCTTCTTTCTGTCCTTTGGACTGATATTGCCGGATTTGATATCGGAATAGGATTGAGCAGACCATAACTGGTCATATATTTGCATACAGGCTTTAACCCCTCCTTCCAATTGAATATGAAGAACCGGCACACCTCTAATAGCAGCAGAATACCCATGCCATTTTAATATGGTCGACTTACCCTTACCCGATTGAGCTATCCACATTGTTGTATCCCCCATCTCCATACCACCAAAAGAGACATCATCCAACCTATCTATTCCAAAAGGTACTTTTATAGGCTTTTCAGAGACAGTATCGCTTTCCATGCGTCTTTCTACCATCCGTTCATGAAAACCCCCAAAAACAGACTGAAAACCGCCTGATTTGGAACGAAACGACATTTCCAATATCCTTTGGGATTCTTCGGCATTGACACGTATTGCTTCTTCCTTCTTTCCTTCTTCGTACAAATCATGTACTTTCCTTGAAAGAAGTTCAAATTCCGTTTCCTTGACAAAAGACTGCAATTGATCTATTGCAATTTCCCTGTCTATCAAAGTTGCCTTCTTTATTTCCTTTGCAGCAAGCTGCACGGCATCTTCATCACAGAATTTTTGACAAATAGCACCAATAGAAGGCAGTTTGTTCTTTTCTGTATATTGTATGATCGCTTCCCTAAGAATGAATTTATAACCTACCCATTCTTTAGGAATCAATTCGTATTTCAAATATTCCGAAGCTATACGCATTATGACCTCATCAGAAAACATCAATTTAAAGATTTCCGCCATGAAGCCGGGATTCAATTTACCCATGATCTATATATTTGTTTATATCATGTTTATACTAAAATTATTACCTGATCCGTTTTCTTCACGTAAAGTATTGATACTGAGCCAGCTACTCATCACAACGTCGTCGTGCCCCGAACTCGCTTCCAATTTCCCTTTATCGCTTCTGAAAGTAACGGACGCAAACTCACTGAACATCAACTCTACTTTTTGTCTTGTGTCCCCTTCCTTGTAAGGAACTTTAATCTGCCCTCTTTCAAACATAGCAGACAAAGACGGAAGTCCAGAATAGAGGTCTTTCTTGTTTCCTTCTGTTGTTGTAAACTGTTCGATATTGGAAAGCCCCCTTTCCCTTGCAAGTGCAGACAAAATCCCTTGGAAACCGTTTGCTTCACATACTATTTTATCCGGTTTGTATAAGCGGTTAAAAAGAACAATCTTGTCTACTTGTTCGTTATGGGACATTCCTTTTGCACGGAAATAGTTTATCAGATAAAAATTGTTCGAATAGTCAATACCCCAAACAGAATAGACAGTATAGTCAGCACCAATATTACCAGATACGGCAAAGTCACATCCTACCACTACCCTTTGAAGTTCAAACGGGAAAAATTCTATACTATCTGCAAAAGAAACTTTGTCCATCCCTGTAGTCGACCTTCTTAAATACTCATAAGGAAAGATCGTTGAGTTATCAGAAATAGGGATAACCAAATACTCACGGGCAAATACAATAGAACCAAGTTCTGTTCTTTTTGCTTTTATATCCTCAAAAGTGTATCTATCTGGTGCAAGTGGCCTACCATCCGGGAAAACAATAGGGTATTCAAACGAATAGAAACGTTTGTCACCTTTTATCACATTGTACAGTTCATTCGGAGCAGTTGAATAAGGTGTACCGGATACAATCAAATACCCGTATGGTTCTACAATAGGTGTAATTGTACCCCTAAAGACTTCCTTCAGCTTTTCCCTTTGTTCATCGCTATACAAAGAACTTTCATCCGGCATATCGTCTATGATTGCTGCACCAACGTGAAGACCACGAATAAACCCGTCCTTACCACGGACATGGAGGATAGCACCATTCTCACCTTCTATTGCCGTTTCGCCCAGTTTTGCCTTTCCGTTAGGATCAATCTTTTCTTTTAGAATATCATTGGTAGTGATTTCTTCTATGATCTTGTTCACATGTACCTTTGCAAGTGTCATAGTGTTTGTGATCATAGCCGTCTCTTTCCGGTTCTTGTTGTCAACCGTATCACCTCCATAGAGCATAGGTCTCGTGTAAGAATACAATCGCCACAAAGGAAAGGAATAACACCACATATAGCTGTTATGACAAACCGTACCATCTTCTAATAGGAACTTATGGTCACCATCACAGGCAAAACCGTAATAGTCATCTTCACCAACCAAAGACACATAAATTTCCGTCTCTCTTAGTCCGTTCTTAGTAGACCTATAACCTTTATAAGAAAAACCCTTTCTAAGGTTCATTTCCGCCACTTCCACAGGAACAATGCTCCTATCAGATAGGCAAAGAAGGTGTCCTTCACTTACGGTATAGTCCATGCCTCCTATTTGCCTTACTTCGTACATAGGGCATCTTCCTCTGTGAAGCTCTAAGACTTTTCGAGGTTTGAAGTCCTGCCCCATCACCTTATCCCCAACTTTAATATTTTGGATTTTCTCTATTGATCCATCAGCCATAACTACTAAAGTGTTGATACTCAGACATTTGCCACTTCCGCGGCTGCACAGATAACTGCTCCAAGGAAAAAGTTGCGTAAGGTTTCCCCATTCCAAATTTCTCCACCCTAAATTAAAATTAGAAAGGACAGTTGCATTGAAATAGTTGTACGAAAGGATTCTTAGGTTTTCGTCCATTGAAGCAAACAGGTTGTCCACATATCCCAATTTTTCGGTATCGAGAGACCGTCCAAAATTCATTGCATACTCTGTCTGATCTATAATAGTTTCAAGCATCTTGTCCATATCCCTTTTGTATCCCCCTGAAAAGAGTTGGGATATAGTAGGAGAAGGAAGTCTGTCTATTATATCGTCCACAGTAGTAAACAACCTCTTTGCTTGCAAATCGGTCAGAATCCCACCTTTTGAATTATATACTATTGCCATGCTTTACAAAGCAAATTTTTCTCGGAAAGGATTCTTGACCGTCATGCCATCTTGTTCGGCAGTTGTTCCTTCTCCTCGAAGTTTCTTTACAAAATTTATCATAAGCAGCGCGTTCGCATAGGTATCATCACCGGCACGGTGCGCGTTTACAAGATCAATACCTTCCTTGTCACAAATAGTATGCAGTTGATAATTTTCAGCTTCTCCATAAGCCATGTGAGCCAATTGCATCGTATCCAACGAAAATTTTACATACTTGCTTAGATCATCTCCCATGAACTTAAAGAAGTTCTCCAAGAAAGGGTTGTCAAACCCTACTATGTTGTGACCGCAAAGAGTACATAGTTGGCGCGGGTTTTTGTATCTTTTGAAAATATCCAGACACTTTTTGTAAACCTCTTTTAACGAAATTGCCTTTTCATTCTGGATAGATTCAGTGATACCATGCACAGCTTCCGCTTCCGCTGAATAGGAAAGACCTTCTTTATAGTCACGCGGAAGGATCATAGATACTTCTTCGCATATTTCCAATTTCTCCATATCTATGATTGCAAACGCAATTTCTATAAGAGGAATCGCATCAAAAGCCGGTTTGTCTTTCGAAGGAAGTCCTCCGGTTTCATTGTCATAGCATATCAAATACTTACTCGAACTTTTCATTTTCTTTACATTAAAATTTTCTTTCCATAAATTCTTGCCAACTCAAATTCTGCCATACAGCCTTTTGATTCCTGCCAATTTGGTACAAAGAAAACAGCATCACATTCTAAAAGTGCTTCAATGCTCCTACCCATATAATAGGAATAAGACTTACCTTCTTCATTACAAGTATCAAAAGGAGTAACAATTTCATCACCTTTTTCTCCAAGAAACTTCTTAATCTTTTCTGCGTATTCTTTCGTTTCTTCTATATCATGCCCAGAAATAGGCAAACTTACATATATCTTCATCTCATTTTTATTTTGTTTCTTTCACAAGTTTCCACAACCTTACATTGCTTCCTATCGGTACGCAAGGGACAATGCTCAATCCTTCTCCCAAATAGGAAGGGACTTTGCCCATTACCGCATAAGCTCTGATGTTCCAGTATGAAAACTTTCCACCATCTTTCTTTTTATAATGCTCATTGAAATAGTCTGTCATTCCAACGAGATTTAAATTCTTTACTATAACTTCCTTAGCCATAGATTATTAATTCAACACTAATTTCAACCTGTCGAAGTCACGGGAACAGTTTTCCTCGCTTTCATACCGGACATGAATGTTTTTATAAGGATTATCCTTTAATGTCACATCATCCGGCATTCTATTTATGATTATTTCCGGTACACCTTCATCCGTGTAATCCATTTCTGCGGAAACAATAAATATCCTTGTCAAAGCCAATTTCCCATCAGAGAATACAAACATACGCTGTTTTTTCGTATATTCTCTTTCCGACCACTTAATACATTCTTCGATAAAGTCAGCGATACTTTCCGTATCTTGAAGTGCTATCACATCTTCCAGCTTTCCTTTCAGAACGTTTAGCTTCAAATCCCCAAATAAATTTGCAACAGATTGAAGTAATACCTCTATGTTTTCGTCTATCCTCATACATCCAATTCGATTAAATGTTCATATTCTCTAAGAACTTCCCTTGTTCGTCCGTTCTGTACTTTCACTATCAACATAGTGCCATCTTCCGTTTGGTAGGAATCAGTTACTTCGCCTTCAAAGTAGTAACATCCTTCTGTCCAGCATACTGTCATGATATTTTTGATTTAAAAGTTATACAATTTCTTCTTTCATAAAAGCCATCCATATAGTTTTACTTTGTCTACCTGTAGTATGTCCGAATAAAGGTTTGTATGGAATTGCTTTTAAAACATCTTTTACACTTATCTCCGTTTCGTTCCATTTGAAAATAAGAGTTCCGTTTGTTTTTAGTACCCGCATACATTCTTCAAAACCTTTTCTTATCAAAGATTGCCAATCATCCGGAAGTTTACCGTACTTTTTACACAACCAACTACTATCGCCCAATCTTTTTAAATGTGGCGGATCAAATACTACCATATAAAAAGATTCATTTTCAAATGGCATCTCTGTAAAATCGCCCACTATATCAGGATTTACCTCTATTGTTCGTACCTTGTCCCGATCTTTTGCTTTTAATGTTTCGTTTCTTTTATCCATAAAAAGAACGTTTGGATTGTTTTTATCAAACCAAAACATTCGGCTGCCACAACAAGCATCCAAAATTTTATTTTTCATACAATTTCCCTTTCGTTAAATTCATGTAATCTGTGACAAGCGGAACAAAGAAGTTCGATATTGTTCTTATCCAGCTTCAAATCCGGTCTTGCTCCTCTTGATCTGATATGCGAAAAGAAAATAGCTTTTGGTTCATCCCCCAAAGGCTTTCCACATTTTACACAAACATGAGGTCTTTCCTGCCATATCTCCGTAAATAAGGATTGAAGGTCACCTCTACGTTCTTTGGTTGTTTCTGTGTCACAATCTTTACAGAGCCACTTCATCCTATTGTAGATGTAATGATTTTCACCACATCTTTTACAAGGACGATATTCGTATTTCTCCTTCTTTTTCAGCACGTTACTCAAACTTATAGCTTTTAATTCTTTCAATCTGATTTTCAAGATACTGAACTCTCTTATCAACCGTTGCGTTAATAGCTTTCTTTGCTTCTTCTTTTGTGAAAAACACATCTCTGCCAATTTTAGCCATTTCACGTTCTCCTTCCGGGATGATATACTCCAGACCTCTGAAAGTAGTTGTTTCCCATTTTTTTACTTCTTTAATTTCACCTGTCATAAGTGCTGAACGCACGTCATACATTACTTTTTCTTCCATAACAATTTAAACTTTGTATTCTGTTAAACCTATCTATTAATTCACACACATAGTCCATCTTTTTCTCACTTTCCTTACTCGAAAGATAGATAAACCCGAAACTCCTTACAAACTTAGGGTTTCCAAACCATCCGTACCTTACGATCAAAAGCTCTGCTCTTTTCGTATCGTAAAAACAAGGGACAATTTTAACTTCAAGTTCCTTTCTTCTTTTTCTCATCTGTCCTTATATTTTTCTTCACACAATTTTATATACCTGCATCCTTTGCATTTCTTTTCATGATACAAAAACCCATCATAGCTTTCACAAAGGATGTATCCTCTCGGAGAATCAAAATAAAGCTGTCTTTCTTTATCCAAATAGGAATCAGACAAGGCTTCTTCTTTCTGGATAGGGTTTCTAAGGTCGTATTCCATAACGAATTTAGAGGTAAACCACATATCCTTTTGTGTTCGTTTTCTCCATCTTTCAATAGCTGCTTTCCCTATCACATTAGGAAGAGGAATAATACTCAATTTCGACACCGACAAAATAAAAACCTGCCTATTAAATTGAAAAGTAAGATAGTTCCAAAGATTCCCCACTATTTCATTTTCAAGAAAATCTTTTATCCTTTCCCTGTCCTTTCTTTTTGCATGAAACTCATACTTCGGGTTGTTTGTCAGTTTCCCCTGTAAGTATTCATAAATCGTTTCAAATTCTTCTCGTCTTGTCATTGCTGTCGAAATTAGATTATAAAATCATTGCATACAAAAGTTGTATATTTTAAGTGATAAAAGAAGGGGAAGTTTTTGTTCCCCTGTCTCGCTGACAAAACTACAACTTTTGTAACTATTCCCAAACCAAATTAATGTTAAAAATCTCATCGGTCTCTTTTTCAACCCTCTTATAACGGTTTTGAGTATTCGTATCTCTCTCTGCCACATTGTTATAGTCTTTTCGAATAATTTTTCCATCAAGTACCCGTGAGAACCACAAACAAATTTCAACATCCGGTTCAATGTCACCCAATGTAACTTTATCGTCTTCTGTTGCATCATAAAATTGAATCCAATAGGGCTTCTCATAAATAGAAGATGTCCTTGGTGTAACCGGATTATCGTTTTCATCCTTGTTCATTCCTATTGCCCCTACCATGATTTTCCCATACGGATTCTCCGTTACGGCAGAAAACCACATATTAACGTTTTTAAGCGTTTCTGTGCCCTCATTTTTCAAAATAAGTGCAATATATTGCTCACGAGGATTTGAAGCCAAATTAAGGCTTATTTCATCAAATAAATTGCTAAACATATCATTGGGTACAGGGGTGGATGATTTGTACCCACCCAAAGAATCAGAAACCTTAGTTTGCTGATTATTGTACCCTGCACTTGTCGTATAATAAAACCTTAACATAAGCC